TGACTGGAGTTCAGACGTGTGCTCTTCCGATCTTCAACTACCTTCGCCACGTCAACGCAGTCCTGCTTTTCCAGCTCGTCACACACAGACCAGTCAAAGTCCTCGTATCCGCTTCTACGGGGCTTTCTTGCGGCTTTTTGAGGTTCGGTCGATACTTCGCTTGCCTGAGCTTCAATCAGCGTCTCAGACGCTTTAATTTTTGGCTTGAATTTGACTGCAACAGCCTTTCGTGCTACAAGAACCGGTTCATAAGTCACCACGATGTCAGACACGGCATTGATTTCATCTACTGCAACATCAAGCACTCGTTTGCGAAGGTTCTTGTAAACATCGTAGCTTGCTTCCATCGCACCGAGCTGTTCTCTCAGTTTTTTCAGACTGATTTCATGCGGCTTACTGTCCATGTTCAACCAGTCTCGAAGAATCGAATAAAGCAGAATGCTGTACTGAGACTTCATTCGTGACGTGTAACGCAACCGATACCGAACGTACCCGCTTTCGGCAATATCAAAAAAGATGGGGCGAAGGTCAGGGTTGCAAGTGATTGCCACAACATAAGACCTTGTTTCTGGCACATAGTCCAGTTTTGCCCTTGTGAAAAGGACAAAGCTCTCAAATGTGCCCTTCTCTTTGTCAATGGGAATCGACACCGTATTGCCCAGGAAGTGTTTGATCTGCGGCTCAATCCTTCGTGCATCAAGGCTTTTTAACCCAAGCAGGTCTCTGTACTCTGCCAAAGTGAACTCCACACGGCTGCTGTTTGGGTCTCTCGGATTTATTCTTGACAAGTAAACCTCTAGCAACCGAAGCTCGCCTGCTGTGTAGTCCCTAAACTTTGCCCACACAAGGGATTTGCTTTTTTCAACAAGGTTGTTTTCTGATACTTTCGCCATCAGGTAGACACCTTTTCCCTCATTTTCTTCAATAGCTCGAACTGACGCTCATACTGCTGCATATATTGTTTTACGCTCATCTTCTTCAGGCCTTGCGTCAAATTGAAGTTATCTACAACATCATCTTTCCGAACAATAAATTTCGTTTTTGAAACAAATTGCTCTTTCAGTTCGACCTCGAATCCGTTTTCCTCAAACCATTTGATGGCAAACATCTCTTCCTTTGAAAAATCCCACTTCTGGTTCTCTTTTCCAAGTAGCATTTTTTCACCCCCATTTGCTTGAGTAGAGTATAGCACATCACGGGGGACAAGTCAACACTTTTCGTCCCCCGTGGCTTGTCTTTTTGTCCCCCATAGGGTCGTCAAAACGTCCCCCATGACTTGTCAAAACGTCCCCCATGCTTTGTCATTTCGTCCCCCATCTACATATTATATATTAAACAAGAAATAAACAAGAGGTTAAATATCATCGTTAAATAGGCGATGACGATAATTTTCAACAATTTCTTTATTTTTCCATTCCAGCTTGTGGATAACTCAACCTTCCATTTGCTAAATAAAGTCTTTCTGGCAATGATTAGTCTTATCTAACGTGTACAAAAAGTGGATGAAAAACTTTTAATTTAATGCTATGGGGGACAGATTGACAAGCCACTCAATCGAGAACAACAAATTAACGATAATCCGTAATTTATTCCGTGCGAATGTTGTCGATTTACAGCCTATGGGGGACGGAATGACAAGGCGAATTTGCCCGATAGGTGTACAAAAAGTGGATGAACGTGGACAAAATGTTCTTCAAAAACTGCGATAATTCGACAATCAGCCGCTTATATTATTCGGATTCACGGTATAAGAATCGTTGGACTTCATAGCAGCTTCCGTTCCAGCGTCCTGTGCCTGATAGAGAATTTCCATCTTCGGGGCGGTTCCATTCGGGTCTGGGTCTGTTCCGGTAGCTTGCGCTATCTCGTAGTTGCCCGATACCATCCGGCAAACAGAGACCCTGTCCTTCAACGGTGTGTGGAGGTTTGCCAGGATTTCCGTCAGTACGCCAATGTGGTCTGAACCGTGATCTCCGTATCGGATGTACAACCAGGCATCTATCTCATAGGAAGAACACTCCATCATAGCATCTATGAGAATCTTGCGCTTTTCTATGTCGAAAAGGTCGTCCTCCAGATGTTCCAGTAATCCCGGATGAATGCAAGCGTCCATGTATCGAGCCACCGATACGCCGCAGCAGGTGAACCAACGCATAGCCATCGGCAGGGAGATGGCTGCCAGACCTTGCTCCCAATTTGCTATCGTGCCACGATTCACGCCCATCCGTGCCGCCAATTTCTGCTGACTCAAGCCAGAACGCATTCGAGCTATCTCTAAAGCTTTGGCTGTTCTTACTAAATATTCATCCATAAATTCACGCCCTTTCAACAAAATTCTACAAAACTGCCGGATTCGACAAGCCAAAAAATGGAAAAAGCTGCTATGGAGAACCAACAGCAGCCTATGTTATAACTGTATTGTCAAAAAATTCCAAATAGAAAGGAAACACAAAATGAAAGAAACTGCAATCTGGAACCATGAACGTATGCCGATCATCGACGGAATGCCCGCCAGCGTTCCCGATGGGCAACCGCACACACCTGAACCATGGAAGGAAAGCTAATGAACCGAACCGTAGATGCTCTGATTATTCCATACGCTCGTAGACGGACGCTAGAGCTTGTCCTGAGCCTTTCTAGGTACGAAGCTGATAAAGACGCTTACCTCGAAGCGAAAGGTATCCTAGAACGTGCCGTAGCCGCCTTAGACGATGGGCGCGACCCGGCAGATAACATCGAACGCATTGACGGACAGCTCGTAGAGCTGTGATTGGAGGAAAGATGGATAGGCGTTGTCCCTTTTGACTTGAACGCTCGTGGCTTCCCCGATGTAAAGTAACGGATGTGAAGAAAACGTTCAATTTTTGCGAAGTTGTTCAAATTGTATTGACTACACAACCAAAAGATGTATAATCATATCAAATGAACATTCGTATTTACTGATCGGGAGGATATGCCACAATGAGTGAACAAGAAAGAGCGAAGATTGACAGGTTTATCGCATGGCTGTTGGAACACCCGGATAAGATTCCGGCAGCGGAGCAAGCCCTAGACCTGGAATAACAGAAAACCCCTTGCGCAGAGCTACACCAGCCCGGCACAAGGGGTTTTTATTTTACCGGGTCAGAACCGTTTCCTCACATCTTCTCGATCAGATTCATCAGCGCTTCGCGTTGCGCTGTCGGCATAGATTCAAGCTTTTTTCTAATCCGCTCCACTGCTGCATCAACTTCGCTTTGCGGCTGCTGGGGCGGGTTTTCTTTTTGTTCGCCATTGAGAAGATAGTCTACCGATACGTTAAAGTAGGCTGCAATTTTAGAAAGAATCTCTGCGGACAGACTCTTGGTTCTCCCGGCTTTCAGCTCGGAAAGAAAACTACGGCGAATCCCGATGTTGGCACAAAGGGTTCCGTCTTTGATGCCCTCTTTTTCGCAGAGTGCGTGGATGTTGCTGTACAAGTCCGACATAAGAACACTCCCATATTTGTGCAAGTATACAAATACACAGAATTTTGTACAAAAGAGTTGACTTGTACAGAAGTCTGTACTATAATACAGACATGGGCAGTACAAAACACTGTACAGTATAAACTCTCTACACCCTTATATTAGTACAGTTTTCCGTACTTGTCAATAGATTTTAGCAAATGGAGGTGGAATTTTGAAAGAAAACTTCTGGTCTGATTTTGGGCTTGAAGTAAAGATGAAGCTGCTTCAGCGAGGTATGAAGCAAACGGAACTGATTCAGGCTGTCAAGGATGACACAGGACTGTTCTTTGACGATTCGTACCTCTACAAGATTCTTCGCGGAGAGCGGAAACCGGACAAAATCGTCCAAAGCATCTGCCGGATTTTGAATATTCAGGGTTCGAGCGAGTAAGAAAGGAGCAAAAATGAACGATATCATCTTATCCACCCAGAACGGCGAGCCGGTAGTGTCTAGCCGTCAAATTGCAGAGAACTTCGACAAGAATCACCGTGACGTTCTCAGGGCGGTGGACAATCTCAAAGAAGATGTGCGCGATTTTGCGCAGATGTTCTTTGAAACCACCGTGCCGGACAGCTACGGCAGGGAACAGAGGGCTTACCTGATGAACCGTGACGGTTTTACCCTGCTGGCTATGGGCTTTACCGGCAAGGCTGCTCTTGAGTGGAAGCTCAAGTACATTGCAGCGTTCAACGAGATGAAGAAAAAGCTGACCGAACAGCCGCAGCTCACACGCTCGCAGCTCCTTGCAACTGCGCTGATCGCAGCGCACGAAGAGCTGGAAGAGAAGGACAAGAGGATTGAACTTCTGACAGCCGACACGGAACGGATGAAGCCAAAAGAGATTTTCAGCGATGCAGTAAGCACCAGTCAAAACAGTATCCTGGTCGGTGAGCTGGCTAAACTGCTCAAGCAGAACGGCATCGAAATCGGCGAGAAACGGTTGTATGTCTGGATGCGTGAGAATGGTTATCTCATCAAGCGCAAGGGTGCTGATTGGAACAAGCCAACGCAGCGAAGCATGGAGATGAAGCTGTTCACCATCAAGGAAACGGTCATCTGCCACTCGGACGGACATACCAGTGTGAACACCACCACAAAGGTGACTGGCATCGGTCAGGTCTACTTCGTTAATCTCTTCTTAAAGACGGAGACGAACAAGAAAGCGGAGGACTGAACATGGAACAGATTTTGACATTGAAGGTAGACCTTGAGCATCCGGACGATGCGAAGTTTGCCATTGACAAGGCTGTGGAAGCTTACGAGCAGAGCAAAAAGCACTGGGATGCTTTTGAACTCAACGAAGCCAAAAGCAGAGCACGATATATTTTGTACAGCCTGTGCTGTGATGGTTGCAGCATGATTTGGACGGTCACCGATGGCGCTGTCGGGCTGACGATTTGGAACGATTTCAGAGAGCCTAGCGTTGGTCAGTGCTATATGACCGAAGAAGGGCTTCGTGACATCTGGGTTGAAAGGCTGGTTGCTCTGTGTATCGCCACAGGCCGGGAAGTCCCGAAGTTCATCACAGACAAGGCTGGTGAGTGCTGGTGACGAAATTTCGCAAGGCGCAAAGCCGCAAGCGCAGATTGAAACTGGCGATGGCAGCGGGCGTGTCAAGAAACGATGCTAACAAGGTGCTTTTGATGGAGAAGACCATCAATCAATGCTTTGAACGTCACAATCGGGAAGCCAGAGAGAAAGGTGAACGCGATGAATAAATTCTGCGTCCGCTGTGGAGCGTTTCTTGAAGCTCCGAACGCAAACCAGAAGTATTGTGTCGCATGTGCACACAACGTCCAGCTTGAACAGCAAGCGAAATGGAGACGTCGGAAGGGCAAAACCGAACGAGTGATGGGCCTTTGTGCGTGGTGCGGTAAGGCGATGGTAAAGAAAACACCAGACCAGAAGTATCACAAAGATTGTGCTAGAAAGGTCGAAAGGTCATGCGCACCGGCTGGATATCAATTCAAGCTGCCAGAAAAGCAAAGGCCGACTCCACCTAGATACAGCATCAAGCAAATAAACGACAAGGCAAAGTCGCTCGGAATGAACTATGGGCATTACAGCACGTTGCTTAGTCAGGGGAAGGTGGAGCCGCCTAATGAACGGTAAATATTACGGTCATCGGGAAATCCGCTGGCACAGCCGTGAGAAGGAGCGGCTGGAACGCATTCGAAGAAAGGATAAAGATGAAAGCACTTGTGGAAATTGTCCTAATCTGGGGCATCGTCCTGGCATTGATTCTGGCAACGTTCCTGTTGAACTTCTGGTTGGTGCATCACATCGAGATTTTGGTCGGAGCTAAGGCGACATGGTACATCATAGGTATTGGCGCTCTGATGGCCACCTGCTGGATTTTCGGCGTTGGTAAAAAAGCATGACGCTGGAAGATGCAATGAAAGCCAGGTGTTTCAACATCAACGACCTTAGCCGTAGATCTGGGATATCAAGACCGACGATTTACAGCATCTTGGGCAAGCGAAAGAAGCAGAAAAGTTCCGTTCGGGTTGATACGCTTCTAAAAATCGCAAAGGCGTTAAATGCAAAAATAGTCATCAACGAGAAAAAGCCGAACGGATTTGACATTATTTTGAAAGAGGTGAAGAGAGATGAAAACAGTTAAAGGCACGGTGCTGTGCTGTATGAGCATTTCGCTTGCTATCGTAGCTCTTGGGTGCGGAAATGCTATTGATGGCGCGGCAAACGGATGGGCGATGCTTTTTGCAGCTCTTATTTTGGCCGCAATTGGCGTAAGCGCCGAAAACGAGCGCATGGAGCAAGAGAACCGGAAAATCAAGCGCATCCCGCATCACACAAACGAGTGGAGGGATGCCAAGTGAAGTGCCCGATATGTGGAAGCGAAAAAATCAAAGCCAATCACAGCACATCACGTGAAGACAACATCATCCGACGGAGGCTCTGCAAAAACTGCGGTCATACATGGAATACAGTCGAAATAGATATGGACCAGTGGGACTCCGTAACGAGAAGCTTCAGCAAGATGAAATATGCCATCTCTCAGTTGGAATCCCTTGTGGAAGAGATGAAGGCAAAAATCCTGAAACTTGGAGGCACGGTATGAACGAGATGTACGATTGCTCCGGCTGCTTTGATCGGTTTGGTGGCGTGGTTGAGCCGCCCGATGACTACTACTTCGCGCCCAGGACGGACGAAGAGCCTGAATGGCAGCGGCCAGATGAAGCGGATTCCGTGTGCTGGGGAAATTGATTTTTGTACAGCCAAGTTAAGCCGAAGTAATAACAATGAAGCCTAATGAAGCCAAAGAAAAGAAAGAAAATGAGTAAATACAAAAAAGAAATTAAGCACTGCGAAAAGTGTAATAAGCCTTTTTCAGTGTTCCCGAACAGCATGGAAACTCTTTGCGCAAGCTGCAAAAGGAACAACTTGGAGGAAACGCTCCGCAAGAATGGTCACGCACCGCAGCATACGCTTGTTAGGAGCGTTCATGACGGAGTCAAGGAAACGTTTGCTATCGAAGTTGCCACAAGTAGGGCTTCGCTGGACGATAGCACAAGCATTGAGAAAACTTGCCGTGACTGCGGAAAAGTATTCAAGATTTCTCGTGCAGAACGCATTTTCTTTGAATCGCATAACATGGCACTGCCTAAGCGTTGCCCAGCTTGCCGTAAAGCGAGGAAAGAAGCGAGGGAGGAGAACAACTAATGGCAGTATTAGTAATGGTTTACGGTCACTCCGGCAGCGGTAAGTCCGCTTCCCTTCGGAACTTTGACCCGGAACAGGTTGCGGTTATTAACGTGCTTGGCAAGCCGCTGCCGTTCCGTAGCAACATGAAAACCTATATCACTAACGACTACGGCAAGATTGATGCTGCAATCCACAGCACCAAGCGCAAGTCCATCGTCATTGACGATGCCACCTATCTTATGACTGGCGAGTTCATGCGGAACGCAAAGGTCGCTGGATACCAGAAGTTTACCGACATGGCAGCTAACTTCAACGCTCTGCTGATGCGGGCAAAGGAACTACCGGACTATGTTGTGGTCTACTTTTTCGGGCACAGCGAGCGTGACGGAGACGGTGGCGAGAAATTCAAGACCATCGGCAAGCTGCTGGACGAGAAGGTCTGCGTGGAAGGGTACTTCACTATCGTTCTGAAAACCGTCGTGCAGGATGGGCGGTATCTGTTCAGCACTCACAATGATGGGATGGACACCGTGAAAACCCCGCTTGGGATGTTCAACGATGCGCTGATCGAGAACGACCTCGCCGCCGTAGACAAAACCATCCGTGAGTATTACAACATCCCGGTTCAGCCGGATAACAAAGGAGAGTAACAGATGAAGAACATCAACTGGAATGACGTGCAGGAAGCCACCGAACGCCGTGACCTGCCTGTTGGCGGATATGTTGCCGGTATCTGCAAGGCAACGGACGAACCTAAAAAAGAGCGCCTGAACATCGAGTGGGAAGTCACAGAGGGCGAGTTTAAGGGTTACTGGCGTGAGCAAACCGCTTCCCTTATCGAGCATGGCAAGCTGAATCCGGGCGAATGGGCATGGGGCGGCAAGACCATCAAGAGCTATAAGGAAAAGGCGCTGCCCTTCTTCAAGGGCTTCATCACCGCTGTTGAGCAGTCCAATCCGGGCTATAAGTTCAACAACGATGAAAAGACCCTGCGTGGCAAACTGGTCGGCGTGGTTCTCCGCGAGGAAGAGTACATGGGCAACGATGGCAACGTCAAGACGAAGCTGGTCGTTGACCGCTTCACCAGCGTGGACAAAATTCGTTCCGGCGATTATGAGGTCAGACCGAAGAAAACGCTGTCTGGTGGGTCTGGCTCCGGCTACGCGCAGGGAGGGAACGATGACTTCTCTGCGATTGACGATGATGGTTCGTTGCCATTCTGATTGGAGATGCGCATGAATCAGGAAGAAAAAACGCATTGGACGCAAGATAAAATCTTGCTGTATGTGAAAGCCTGTATGTCTGCCACTGGTTTAACCAGAATGCCATCAAGAAGTGAATTGAGCGAGTATTACGGAAACGACAAGTTGACAAATGCAATTCGCCGTTTTCCGGGTGGCTATTACAAAATAGCTGAAATCCTCAATGTCGAAATGAAAGAAAGCGAAACGCAATTCGGAAAGTATGGCGAAGACCTTGCTACAAAACTGCTGGAAGAACATGGATTTTCGGTTGAGCGAATGTCAACTAGATACGCCTATGACCTTTATGTTAATGGAAGCGTTAAGGTTGATGTGAAAACGGCAAGGCCGAGCAAAGCAAATAAGAGTTTTTGCTATTCGTTTAACCTTGAAAAACGCTTTCCGACTTGTGATGTTTACTTTTTGATCGCAAAGAGCGAAGAAAAAGAAAGCATCTACATAGTTCCTGCATCTATCAACCAGACGCAGATTGGGCTTGGCACTGGAACGACCGTGTATAGCAAGTATCAAGACCGATATGACATTATTGCTGATATGAGCAAGGCTTTTGCTTCTGCAAAGTCATGACCGCCTACCTTATATAAGAGCTGCGCTATCTGGCTGGACGGGCGTTTGGAAAGATGAAAGTTTTAGTTGCCTGTGAGGAATCGCAGGAAGTCTGCAAAGCATTCCGGGCAAAAGGTCACGAAGCCTATTCCTGCGACCTGATTGAGCCGTCCGGCGGGCATCCTGAGTGGCATATTCTCGGAGATGCGCTCAAGGCTGTTAATGGGGGGCAAGTCGTGACGATGGACGGCGTAACGCATGACGTTGGCAAGTGGGACTTGCTCATCGCACACCCGCCCTGTACACACTTGTCTGTTTCTGGCGCGCGGTGGTTCACGGAGGGAAGAAAGCCTATCAGCTTGCGCTTTGAAGCAGCTGCGTTTTTTATGAAGTTTGCGGAAGCAGATATTCTGCGAATTGCCATTGAAAACCCGGTGTGTGTAATGTCTACGTTATACAGAAAGCCGGACCAGATTATCAATCCCTGGCAATTTGGGCACCCGGAGCAAAAAAAGACCTGTTTGTGGTTGAAAAATCTTCCCAGGCTAACCGAAACCGACAATGTATATGAATACATGATGTCTCTTCCAGTTAAAGAAAGAACCAGAATATGGCAGCTTGGAAGTGGCCATGCAAAAGAAAGAAATAAAACTTATCCTGGCATTGCAAAAGCAATGGCCGAACAGTGGGGTTGATAGAATGATTACCTGTTGTCTCAACTGCACATTACGCCACCAAGCTTGTCACGACACCTGCGAGAAGTACAAGGAAGAGAAGAAAGACTTCGAGGAGCGCAAGGCATTCGTGTATGAGCTGAACCACAGCCAGAGCGTGTACCACCGTGATTATGAGGACAAGCACCGGGAACGTGGTAAGAAACGGTTTCTTGGAAGTGAATTTAGAGGTGAACGAGGATGAGACTTAGTAGCGACAAAGTGCTCAATTATGTTTCCCAAAAGGCATCTGATGGAGATAAGAAAGCAAAAATTGCCTACGAATACCTTAAACCGCTGTTTGACCAGTGGGAGAAACTGGAAAAAATAAACCACAAGATCGATTATATCGAAAGGTGCAAAAAGAATATCAGAGAAATTGAATTGTACCGCAACAACGGAAGATTCAGTGAATGTGACGAAAGAATGTTGCGCTATTACAAAGATGCTCTTGCTTACACGGAAAATGAGCGCAAGAAACTGATTGCCGAATACGATGCGGAGTATGGCGCATGAACACCGGCAAGCAGTTTGAAGCAGACTTCAAATCATCCGTCCCATCCGATGCATGGTGCTACCGCCTGAAAGACAGTGCTGCCACCTACTACGGCGGCAACGAGAACCTGTCGTTTTCCATCGACAACATCTGCGACTTCCTTGTGTACCGTTACCCGATGAACCACCTGTTCGAGCTAAAAACCATTGAAACACCCTCTATCCCTCTGGAAAAGGTGTTCGGAAAGTATGACAAAGTAAAGTGCAAATACCGCAAGGAAAAGCACATCACGGACATGGTGGATGCAATGGGGTACAGCGGTCAGACCGCCCATGTGATAGTCAATTACCGGACGGTCAACCGCACCTTTGCAATCCCCGCCAGCAAGGTTCTGGCGTTCCGCTACAACGAGAGCCGCAAGAGCATCCCTTGGCAGTGGGCAGAGCAAGAGGGGATAGAGGTCAAAGCAAAAAGGTTGCGTGTCCATTGGCGGTATGACGTTGATGGGTTACTAAAGAGATTGGAGAAAAAATGAGCGAAATTTGTTTATGCGACCGTTGCGGAGAAGCGTTTGAGATTGAATATGGATTCACAGGAAACGGAATCCGAAAAATCGTTGTCAGCCCAGACGGATATGAGCGTTCGGCAGAGTGCTGTACAATGCTTTGCTCCTCTTGCATGGCTGCACTCAACGACTGGCTGAAAGGAAAACAGAAGTAAGCAAGAAAATTTCAGACATTCTGCCCAAGACCGAAATCTTGGCGCAATTGGCAGAAGAAGCATCCGAACTGGCACAGGCTGCGTTGAAGCTGCGCCGTGCTTTGGATGGCACGAACCAGACACCAAAGAGCGTAAATGAGTGCGAGAACGTTCTGATCGAGGAGTATGCGGATGTGATTGTTTGTATCTCTGCACTGAACTGCTCACCTGAATGGTATGAGGATGCCACAGCAATGATTGGAGCAAAGCGCACTCGCTGACTCTCTCGTCTTGAAGCAAAGGAGAATAAAAATGGCTGAATATCATGTTGGATGTGGGATGTTTGGCATTTACGCAGGAACCGTAAAAGCAAATGGAAAAGAGTGGAAAGATAAAACTTGTGTTACGGATGAAGCAGTAGAAGCAGTTCGAGACTGGTTTGTTTCCAAAGAAGAAGAAGAAAAACAAGGCTTTTATGGTTATGCTTGGGATACCAAAGACGGGAAGACTGTGATCTTGAAAGTCACCATTAAAAACAAGGAGCAGCCAGATGAATAAATTCGGGAACTGCCCTCTGTGCGGCAAACAGGTCAAGCCAACCAACCTCCGCAAAATCGCACGGCAGAACCAGTTGTACGGCTTTCGCATGGCTCTGGATGGCATCGCTGCCACATGGGGCGCACTGATTCAGAATCTTCGGTGCGATGCAGACCTGACCGATGAACAGGTGCAGAAAATCATCCGCATTGGTGACAGGTACTGGGAGATGGTTGGGCAGTTCAAGAACGAGGACATGACCCCTGACGAGTTTGCGGATTACATCACTGCAAAGTCAGAACAGGTCGAAAAAGAGCTGAGAGAAAGGTGGAGCTAACAATGCTTGAATTTGTAACCCGCTGACTGGTCTGCCTAGTCCTGCTGGCGGTAGTAGTTCAGTCCGAACGGACAATTAAGAACATGGCGAACAACCTGTTTGAGGAACGACAGGCAATGCTTGTCTGGGCGTTCGTCAACGTGTGTCTGGCCGTTTGTACGGCTGTTATGATGGGGAGGAGGTAAAAACATGAACAGATATGACATTGAAAAGAGGATGGAAAGAAGCCGTAGAAAGTTTGCGATTCTGCAAGGCGTTGTAATCGCTTTTATTGCAGTCGCGGCGGTTTCGTCTATCGTACTTTCCATCTTTATGTATAAGGGCTTGTTTTCCGCAGACATCCCCGAATGGATGAAGTGGGCGTTTGTATTTCTTGGGAGGTAAAAATGATGATTCAGGATATCAACATGGTAGGGCGTGAAAGGCTGGCTTTTCTGTATGGTCTTTATAGCGGCTGTGCGAAATCAGAAACTGAGCTCAATATCAAAGGCATTTATCAGGAAATGGCTTCCGAGTTAGCTTTGTGTTTGGGATTCAACGAGAACTACAGCAAATGTTATGAGATGAACGGGGAATAACCAATGGACAACGAACTTTACTGTCCGATGAAGCTAACTAGCAATCCGCTTGGGCGGTGCGTATGCGAAAAAGAAAAGTGCGCTTGGTGGAGACAGTCTGGCAACTGTTGTTCCGTCTGGCAGATTGTACTGGAACTGGACAGAATCGAAACGAAAATGAAGAGGTGAGAGTGATGAGACTTGTTGACACAGAGGATGTCATTGATGCATTGGGGAACATGGAAGAAGCCATCAACCTAAGAGAAGCCGAAGAATGGATTGATACGGTTCCAACCGCTATGCAGTTATGGACAAGCGTAAAAGACGCACAACCTAGTGAAAATGGGGTTTATTTTGTTGTTTACGATTTTTGGTATTGGCGCAACTGTATTAGAACAATGAAGTTCAAAGATGGAAAATGGTTTGATGACGGATACCCGGTCAAGTTTTGGATGCCAATTCCTAGAATTCCTAAAGAGGATGAATAATGAACGAACTTAACGAAAAGTACGAAATTATTTACACAGACCCTCCGTGGCCGCAGAAAAAAGGAAACGTCAGAAAATGCAGACCAAATCAAGGAAAAGAACTTGATTATCAAACTCTTTCGCTTGATGATTGCTTTTCCATTCAAGACGTTTTCTTTGAAAACACAGCAGACCGCCACAATGTGTTTATGTGGTGCATTGACAAGTTTTTGATGGAAGCGGAACGGCAAATGGCAAAGCGTGGCTACAAGCTCCATGCGAGAATGGTTTGGGATAAAGAAAACGGCGTTGCTCCTGCTTTTACGGTTCGGTTCTCACACGAATATCTTTTGTGGTTTTACAAGCCCGGAAAAATGCTGATGCCAAGAAGAGAAACGAGAGGTAAATACACAACGATACTTCGAGAACCCGCTACATATCACAGCCATAAACCGCAATGCGCCTATAAAATGTTAGAGGATATGTTTCCAACAGCTAAAAAGATTGAACTATTTGCAAGAAACCATCGTGATGGATGGGACGCTTTCGGAAACCAAATTGAGGAGGTCTGACACATGGCAACACCCCCGAAGCGTGGTCGTGGTAGACCGCCGCTGACCGAAGCTGAAAAGAAAAAGCGTGAGAAGCGGGCGCAAAAGGCGAAAGAAGAAGCCGCTGCGAAGCGTGAGAAAGAGCGTGAGAAGAAGAAGCAACAGATGCTTAACAAGCGGAAATCTATCCGCTCACAGGTGAGTAAAAAGGTGAAAGAACAGCAAGAGTTGGCTATCGAGAAATCGAAGATGATGAACACAGGCGATTTGCAGTCAAGAATCGGCGATGAAGAAGACAAAAAGGTTGTTGGCATGATTGCCGCAAAGTATTTTGGCGACCTTCCGGGCGTGGACATGAATAACCCCATTGAAGTGCAGCAACGCCTGGACTTCTTCTTTGACGCTTGCATTGAAGCCAGAATCTCCCCTGTGGTGGAATGGATTGCGCTGGTGTTGGGCATCGAATGGCCTAGCCTGAGACAGATTATGACAGGCAAGCGCCGTGACGACAGCTTGCAGCAGAAGTACATCCTGAAGCTGATTCTGCAAATGCAGTCAATGTGGGCATACAACGGTATGTACGGTCAGGAGAACCCGGCAGAGTGGATTTTCCGAGCCAAAAACTACTTTGGTATGCGTGACAACGTGGAAGTTACCGTTGTGCCGCCTGAACAGCCGTTGGGCGATGCCCAGAGCGCAGAACAGCTCGCCCAGAAGTACCAGACAGCTTTGCCGAAGGGGATTGACGTGGAGTACAGAGAGGTGGAAGAACATGACTAACGGCGATTTCATTCGCTCTATGACGGACGATGACATCAGGGAAAACCTGACACCGGGCATCTGCGAGCTTATCAAGCATCGGGACCCGGAGCGTTGCCAAAACCGAGAACATTGCTTTCATTGCGTCAAGGACTGGCTGAAAGAGAAGAACAAAATCATGGTGAGGGCTGACAAATGGAAAAACTGATTGACTTCTCCGACCCCTGCCTACGCACGTTTCTGCCTGTCCTCTTGCAAGACCACACGACAGGCAAGAATATCATCTGGGCGACAGACCCGCCGCCTGAACTGGGCGTTGGCTTTGCAGATGAAATCACACTGGAACAGCTGGATAGGGTTCAGCTTGTCCCTCGTGTGCAGAAACGGCTTGCAGACCAAAAGAAGCGCACCAGTAAGAAAGCAGAGGTGTTTACACCGACATGGGTTTGCAAGAAGATGGCAGACGTTGCCGAAAACGACCTGAAGGGCGAGGATTGGAAGGAATACATCAACAAGACTTGCCTTGAAGTAACCTGTGGCGAAGCACCGTTCCTGACAAGCCGATATGATACCACAACAGGGCAGATGATTGCCGTGCCGGACAGAATCGGTCTGCTGGATAGGAAGCTAAATGTTCTGGAAGAGCAGTTCTCTGACTGCGATATGTGGATATGCTGGGCATACGCATCGACATACGGCTATGAGTGGCAGGGAGACAATCTCTTGCTGGCAAGGTGCAACTTGTTCTTGACGCTGATCGAAAATTTTAGGTATCGGTTTGATGCTAAAAAGCTGGAAATCGGCAGTATGCCCATGTTTCTTGACTGTATCGCAGACATCATCTCATGGAACGTCTGGCAGATGGATGGTCTGAAAAAGACCGTTCCCGGCACGGATATTCCGTGCAAAATCAAAGACTGGAAAGCCAACAAAGAAATTCTGTTTAAGGACGTTGGGGAGGAAAAAAATGAGATTAGTTGATGCAGATGAGATGACTTGTTTTCTTAAAGGTTACAAGTCCGCCCCTATCGTTACAAGAAAAGAAAATCCGATTTCAGCAGAACGAGTAATTGAAATTTTTTACAACCATGTAAAAGATGCTTGCACAATCAATCAAGAAACGATGCGCCCGATTGCTTACTTAAACATTTATCCAAATGATGATGATATGGATAAGACTTGCTATTGTTCTAATTGCAACGAACATTTCCCGGAAGATTGGCTTTATCCGGGGTGGGAACATGGTAACACAAAATTAAAGCCCATTAAGTATTGCCCTTATTGTGGAGCAGAGTTTGAAAACAAAATCTAACATGAGGAGGAACTAATGCAGACCGACAGAGGAATCTACCACAAGCGAGTATGCGACCGCTGCGGAGCGGTGCAGGGCGGTAGAATGATGAACCCTGACGAATACTTCAAAGACTGGGCGTGGCGCAGGGACACAGGCGACCTGTGCCCGGAATGCTATGCGGAGTATAAGCGAGTGATCGGGCGGTTCAATGCAGGAGGTGAATCTAAAAATGGACAACGAAACAAAAAAAATAACTGTTTATAAATGCAAACGATGCGGAAAGTTTTTGTATTGGGATGGCAAAAAGTTTTTGGATTATGCAAATCTTGATATTGTATTCAGGATTTACAGAAACGGAAAAATTCGTCAAATTTCGCAAAGCAATATAAATGCACATTCATGCGGTGATGGCAAAATCGGAATTTGCGCTGGACTTTGCGAAATTTACGAGGAGGACGAGCAAAAATGAACTTCTACTGCACCACCGAACATTGCTATTGCATGGGTATCAAGCAGTTCTCTGCTGGCAAGGCTATCCGATGAACAGCAGAATCCTGTAAGAACAAATCTGAGCCGTCCTGTGGCTCTTGCAAATGGTACGCAGAGCCAGATGGCGTGTGCGTGAACGACCAGTCAGAACACGTTGCAGACTTCGTGTGGGACGAACGTGGATGCAAAGAATGGGAGAGAAGAGAAAATGACAACTAAAGAAACATTTTCCATATTTGTTTTGGGGTCGCTCATAGCGACTACTGGCACGCCACAGAAGGCAATGCAAAACGTGCGCTGTACGGACTGTTGGCATTTGCAAAAATGCGCCCTGATGGTGTATGGGAGGGCGATTGAGTGAATAGCACGATATGGCATCCGGCAAGCGAACCACCGAAAGAACGAACGGTGCCTTTGTTGCTTGCAACTAAGAAAACGTGGCGTGACAAAAATGGAAATTTGTTGCAGTGTGGATTCACGCCAACGCACTATTATCTTGGCTGTTATGCAGACGGTGAGTTCTGGGACGAGATAGGCGAGAGACTGCCGAAAGGTGTGACGGTAACGCATTGGATGGCGTTTCCGATGGTATGAGGTAATAGGTTTGGACAAGTATGTATGGCATTCCGTGCGGGATGAGTTGCCTCCATCAGATGCTCCGATGCTGATTTTGATGGTAAAACACATTTACCAAAACGAAAACGACTATGAGCGGTACATGAGACTTGGCTTCTATGCGCCAGCATTCGGCAAACGGGCGTGGAGAGACGAGTTTAACGACCCGCTGGAACATGATGATTGGTACATTGTAACGCACTGGACGTATGCGCCAAAAGAGCCAAAGGAGGATTGAGTATGACGAACAAGAAGTTTGGCATCATCATTATGGACTTGAGCCTTTTCGACTTTGGGCCGAAGCCGCCTTGCGGGTACATCAAGGCAAAACATATCCGCCCAGCGTACGGCAAAGGCACAAGGCCTGTCAAGGCACATAAGCGAATCACGAGAACAAGAGAGGGATTCAGAAAGTGAAAAAGCTTAAATTCCCTGAGGATTTCTTTGCATACAAAAACCCAGACTGCCCCGACAAGGATATTGAAAAAGCCGTAAACAGGATGAAGAACTGGATGAAGGGCGAGACCTACAAGAGCAACCCTTGGTTCTTTATGGCTGCTGGCAACTATCTGATTGTCGGTCTGATTGCTGAGGATGGGCAGAAAACAATCTACGTTGCACGGCAGTATTATGAGATAGTCAATATTCCGGGCGAAGGCTGGCTGCGTGAACCTGACGATAAGTGCCCATTTTGAGGAGGATTAAAGATGGAAGAACTTAAGAGATGCCCGTTTTGCGGTGGGAAAGCCGTGTTTTCCATAAAGAAGGATTTTTCAAGAAGCCTTATAAACGGATACGAATTTAACATCCGATGCAGTAAATGTGGTTCCACAAATCCCAATAGAGAGTATCGAATCGAGTTTAGAATGAACGATAGTGGAGAGATTGAAATTATCCGCGATGGACGCAAAGACGCTATCGAAGCATGGAACAAACGATACAAAGAGGACTGAGCATGGACAAAAAACGAGACAGCTTTACATTCCAACGATACTACTTTGAAGCCATCTCCACACTGAAAAGTAAAGAGAAACTGGAACTCTACGATGCAATCTGTGCATACGTTTTTGAAGAAAAAGACGCGGCGTTGAACTCAAAAAAAGCAGAATCTTGTTTCATTTTGATTAAGCATCTGCTCGATGAAGAGTGGAAAAGAAGCGATATTGTGTCAAAAGGATGGTCTACACGAAAGTCAGCTCATCCTCATGTCATAAATGAGATGAAGGTCAGCTCACCTATGAGTTCAAAGTCAGATGACGATGAACCCATTGTATCAACTGACAGTCAGACGAACGTCAATACCTTGCCGGAGAGTGCAGTCAAAGAGTGCAGTCAAAAAGAAACCTGACATCTTCTCCGACTTTGCTCATGGCGATAAAGCCCTGCTGGAATCCCTGCGAGAGTTCGCACAGATGCGTACAAGAATCAAAAAGCCTATGACAGACCGGGCGAAACAGATGCTCTGCAACAAGCTGGAAAAGTTTGATCGGCATGACTGGAAAGCCATCCTTGACCAGAGCATCTATGCTGGATGGCAGGACATTTACGCATTGAAACAGGATGACCAGTACGAGCAAAGTACGGATATGGAGTTTCCTAGACTATGACAATGGACGTTCAAACGGTATTTATCGGTGCGCTGATGCTCTGCAAGCCGGGCGTTGTAGATGAAATCATACCAGACCTTGAACTTGACTTGTTCAGACCTGAGTTGAGAGACGCTTTTGCGGCTGTTCAGGGCTATTGGACGGCTAGGGGTAAGATAGATATAGTCGAGATAAACACGCAGCATCCAGACGTAGCGCAGACGCTCTTGGCGTGTGTGCAAACCTGTGAATCAGAGTGTGTACGAATTGACAGGGAGCAGATGCAGCGTTGGGCACAGCTTATCAGAGAACAAGCCGCACTCACTCGTGTGCAAGGTCTGGCATTTCAGATGACCAGCGAGCTTACCGACTATTCTGATTTATCAGACATCTACCAGCAGATGGGCGAGGCGATGAGCCTGAAAGCTGAGGAAGAAGATGCGTGGACATACGAGGATGTGCTGAACGACTATGTTCTTCACATGGACGAAAAGCCTGTGTACATCAAGACAGGCCTAGAGCGTCTGGATGAAGCGCTGCACATCTCACCGGGTGATTTTATCATCATCGGCGGCAGACCTTCTGCGGGCAAGACAGCCCTGTCCCTGCAAATAGCAGCAAGCATGGCAAAGCAAAACTACACCGTGTACTATTTCAGCTTAGAAACCAGCAAACGCAAGCTGGGCGCACGTCTAATGGCTAATCAAATATACTGCCCTCTGGACACGGTGAAAAATAAGGCGGTCAGCTTGAATGAGATTGACGGACAGGCAAAGAACATGAAGATGCCCTTATATATCCGCTCCGCTGCCGGAAAGAACGTGGCGTGGATGAAGGCTCAGGCTCTCCGTAAAAAGGCTCAGGTCATCTTCGTAGACTATCTTCAACTCATCCACGAAACAGGCGCAAAGGACAGGTATGCCGCCATTACAGCTATATCCATTGCCCTGCACGAACTGGCGCAGACCACAGGCATTGTCGTTGTGGCACTGGCACAGCTTAATCGAAACCCATCCAAGCCCGGAGCAACGCCTACTAACTCCGACTTGCGAGAGAGTGGACAGATTGAACAGGACGCTGATGCAATCATCCTTCTATCTGGTGATAACCCTGACAAGTACTTGTTCCGGCTGAGCAAAAACAAGGAAGGCGAGATAGGCGACCTTCCCATTACGTTTAACAAGCAGATTCAACGGTTCCAAGAGTACACTTGGATGGATTGAGCGCATGGGCTGTCAGCAATGGCAGTCTTTTGTTTTTGCCAACTCCAAGAGAAAGCCTGTTTTAAGACGTTTTAGGCGTTAGACGATAAACTTATCGACTTAATCACGAAAACGCGTAACAGACGCTCGTGGGCGGCTCTCCGTTGATGCTGATGGTATATCTCAAACTAGACCATGCGATTAGACCGATGTAGGAGCGTGAAGAACGGCTTTTCTGTGTCAGACGTGAAAGTTATCGGGTCAATCGTAAAAACACAGCAAGCAGGCTCCTACGCGCCTTTCCAGCGATGATAGAAGCCAAATGGGCGGATGCAAACGACTATTTGCCAAATCGCAAGGCTGATTGAGACGAAAAAACGCTTCGACTATCACTTTCAGGGATGGCTTTCAAATTTTTGTCCCCTTTCCCCCTTGTTTCCTCTTTCCCCCTTTTGTCCCCCTCTTTCCCCTACAACCCCTATTACCCCCTATAATCCCCCTAACATCTTCCGTGCTCCCCCTTTCCCTCCCCGTGTGTTTAGCGCGTCCGCGGGCGTTATATGCGCAGGCGCGCGCGTTGACGGAGCCGGGTGTGCCACGATAGTTCAAAAGTGAATAAATAACAGTTATGCGAAATTGCAAACTGGTTCTTTCTCCCTACAACCCTCTATCTCCAAGAGCTAGACCGTTAGCCAGCAGAGCAGACCGTAGGCGAGAACTGGCGTGAGGTTCGGATTGGTGGATAGTCTACGACTATTTCACATGGAAAATTGACTTCATTTTGCAGTCGGTTGAATATGTAAAAATGTTGCATAGCTGTATGAGTAGTTGATTGCAAATTGAAAGCAACTTACCAGCAGGAGCAGTTTGCTTTATTGGTTAAAAATATTGAGGTATTTAGCTTGCGACTATTCCCAGTAGAATGCTATGGATTGAACGAAATGTCATAGTGTGTTGATAGGAATTAAATCGGACGCGGGCAGACCGAATCGGATGATACGACTATTCCAGCAGAATAATGGTTAAAAAGATTGAGTAATTGTCTGCGACTATTATAATAAGTACGATGGTTAAAGATTTTGAGGTAACGTGACTGGGATTAAAATTGATAGGTGTCTTGACACATATTGATTTTGGAAGATGTCGGATGACTTAGCGACTATCGCATCTCCATTTCTCTAAAAGTCGAACGACTATTTCACACAAAAAAACACAGAACTATTTGACGATGATTCGCAAGAAAACGCTACGACTATTACTCTACGACTATCAGCGAACCGCTATTTGCTATACGATATATAGGACTTTCAAAAGCTAGTCATCTGACGACTTTACGACTATTCCAGAAGCTATTACGACTATTCCATCCGGGACGCTGCGACTATTGTTGACCTTTATTGGCTATCGGGCGAAAGCCCGAAAAGAGATACGGCGGTAGCCGTCAATGGTTCCGCGCCGCCGTTCCAGGAAGAAAGCACAATACCAGGCTAACCCGGTGCCAGGCTAATGCCAGGTGTGGAAAGCATCGAGACCCCGCCTGGCTGACCCTGTACAGGTGGAGGCGCTGACCCCTCAGCAGTTGCGCCGGGTCTGTACTGCTGACCCCGCCGGGCTTGCGTGGCCGCTGCATCCTTATATACCTTATTATAATAGGGCGGCTGTGCTGGGCTGTACAGCGTCCGGGCGTGACGCTGGTATCTGGTATGTGCTGGAGGTGTTGCGGCGCTGTGATACGCTCCAACGCGGCACAGGCGGTATTATAGCCGCTTGTGTCGGTATGGTATCGCGGGCTGTTGAGCGGGCACAATCGTCGGGAAAGCCCTTGTAAAGACTTGCACGCTGTTTTATGGCGTGGGCGGAACTTGCATGGCCAGCACAAAACGCGCTGTAAACGCTTATATGGGGCTACATTTTAGCAGGGCAAAATAAAAGCCCTGCACCCTCCAGCAGATGCAAGGCAAAAGAAAAGCCCCGCCACGTGGGCGGGGTTGAATATGAAAGCCTGTCAGCGCTGGCGGCGCCAGATATTATAATCTGTTGCGGTCATGATGGTAAAGCCGCCGCAGACCTTGACAACAACGCAATCACCGGAGCAGGCCTTGCGTGCATAGTATTTGGTGGTATAAAGTCCGGTCATGGGGTCAATGCCCTTAATGGTGGTAGTAGTCATTATATAGCCCTCCTCACTTGCTGGCCTTAAACAAGGCACTAAAAAACCAAAATAAAAACAGGATGCAGGACACTTGTTGCACCCCCTTATACCACGCTAAACCGTTTGTAAACGGTCTTTTTGCTGCACTCAGCATAAATATCCGGGTGCGCTGCCTGCAAAAGCTTGCTATCAAGTCGGACGCTTTGCACGTCTTTATAAATGGCCTTTGCGGTGCCCTGCACCATTTCGGGCGCACCGTGCATCATGTCAATAATTTCAGCCTTTACAGCGTCATTCATTGCTTCAAGCTCTTCGATGAGCCGCTTGTTTTCGCGGTATGCGTTCACCTTTTCTTCAAACGTGGTCATTTTTTTTTAGCCCTCCATCAAACGAAAAACCTTGAATTTTCAAAAGTTACGTGTGCTTTGTCCGGGATTTTCCCGGACGATATGGCATTGACCAGGCTGTCAGTATATTTGTATACAATTGTTCGCCCTGGCTCGTCATCCAAAACGAAAACCGACCGATCCAAGGCTGGTGCCTGGCTGATTGATTGACCAGGCAAAAAGCGCCTAACATTTACATAAATGTATTTTCCATCAATCCAGGGAAACGCCTGGACAAGGTAGCCGGAAAACCAACCGTTTATCTCCATTTTGTGTGCCTCCCTTATTAGCTGTTGAGAAATGCAATCATAACGAGCGCGCCGGAGATCATGCCGCCCACATACCAGAGGGCGGCCCACTGGGTTGCATCAAGTGCGATCATATCACTGCACCCCCTTGCAATACAGGCCATTGGTGTGGCAGATGGTGCGGATACGGTTGCAAGCCTGATACAGTGCGCGGGCTTGCACGTCAAGCCACGTTTCCCGGCTGTTAGGGGCGTTCATGCCGCCGTCGGTGCGCTTGAGTTCGGACGGGGTGCAGACGCGGGCGGCAATGTCGGCGTTATAGCACAGGGAGCAACCGCCGTTGCTGTACTGCTCCCAGCAGCTTGCCCCGTTGAGCGCCCACCGCTCAAGCTCTGCACCGTCAAGGGGCAGGCGCTCCATATTGTCCGCGCCCTCCTGCATATCGTCCAGCAGGTCAAGAGCGTACAACGTAACGGCCTTGTTCCATGCGCTGCGGTCGTGGCGGGCGTTGAGTTCGGCGCGGATGGTATCTGCAAGTGCGGTATAATCAGGGGTGGCAGTCTGGGGCTGTTCCGTGGTAAGGTCAATAATGGTCGTTGCGGCTGCCGCGGAAATGGTGTTGACCTGTGCGGCGTTAAGTTCGATGATCTCGCGGACGTTCTGACCAGCAAAGTGGGCCTTTACGGATTCGATGTTTTCGGCAATTGCAACAGTCGAAATGTATTCGTCGTTTCGCTCGGTGATAACGTGGTAGTATTTCATCATGGTTTTGTCCTCCTGTTTTGGTTTAATGTGGTTTGTTCTTGTTTGTGCCTTTATTATACTATCAATAGGGTTGTATGTCAATAGATAGATAGTAATTTACTATCACAAGAAACAACAAAATATCCTTGTGATATTTGTTCATATTGCTATCAATATACCATGCTTGTGATAGAGCTATCATAATGCGCATGATAGAGGAGCTGCACGCCCTCCAGCGTCCCGCACCCTGCCCGATCGCCCCCGCGCGGCCTGTCTGGTATCGAGTGCAGACCGGTGCAGCGTGTCCAGCGTCCGGGCGTGTGTGCCTTGCCTTGCGTGGTCTGCCCTGCATCTGGCACGGTCTGTTCCTGTTGCCTGTGCTGTGCAGTCTGTCCGGGTGCGCTGGAGTGGGCAGGGGTGCACCGGCGGGGTATATAGCCGCCGCCCAGCCCCGCCCGGTCAGTCCCGTCACCACCCAAAAAATAAAAAAGGCTCAAAAAATCACCCTACCCCCTATTGTCAATCTCAAAAATTTCCCGCAAAAACAAAAAAGACCCCTACAAAGGGTCTGCGTTCTGTGCTATACTTGCCTTACAAGCCTTGAAAGGGAGGAATCTGCAATGAATCAAAAGAATGACAAGAATAAAGAAAGGCGCGAAAAGAACGAAAAGATTGCCGCTTCAATATGGGGCATCATTATCGGCGCTGCTCTTTTGGTTTTTGGTGTGTATCTTATGGCACATGGTATTTCAAACGCTATATAAAATTCTGGCCAAAGAAAGGAAGAGTCAAAAATGAGAAAGAGAATCATTGCGGCGGCTCTGGCAGCGGCTATGATGCTTGCTATGCCTATTAGCGCAATGGCAACTGCAAAGCCTGATGAATGGTCTGCTCCTATTGAGCTGGAAGAGATCAATGCAACGCAGGTACAACCCATAACAATCAAAGAATCCCATAGCCATCTTGAAACCAAGTACGAATACGGCAAAACGAGATACTATGTGTTCTACGCTGTATTGGTTGAAAATCCCAACACCGATTGGGCGGTCGATTTTGTTTCGCTGAATGTTACGGTATACGGCGAAGATGGCTCCGTCTTAAAGACCGGTTCTGAAACGCTGGACTGGGTTGGTGAAGGCGATTCTTATTGGTATGGCGATTATATCGCTTTTGATTCTGATGGCGTTAAGCCGACAAGAATTGAGTATACGACAAGCGCAGAGGACTGGAACGTTCACGAAGCAAGTCCTTCCAATCAGATTATCCGTGCTGGTGAACTGGCCGTCACGAATGTTTCTAAGCGTGGCTCTGGCTATGATTTGCGATTCACTGGACAGGTTACGAACAACAGCCAGTTTACAAGCAATGCAGTCAAGGTCGTTGTCCTTTACAAAATGAAAGACACCGAAGGCAATGAAGTTCCTGTTGGCGGTGAGTATACTTACATCATGGACGGCCTTGCTTCGGGGCAAACAGCATCATTTGAGCTTCATCCGTTGAGTGGATTTACTGGTTATAGCTCTTATGAAGTGGTTGCCATTCAAGATTAACGCATAACACAAAAAGCCAGCGGCTAGATGTTCTCTAACCACTGGCTTTTCTTATTGGCTATTTACTTCTTCAATGCGCTGGTCACGTTCGGCATCGGCATCCAATAGTTAATGTCACGCATGACAATCTTTCCGTTGTCGCACAGGTACGGTCTCAAATCGCCGTATTCGTCTGCTTCGTAGGAGAGATAGCCACACGCAACCTCTTTGCCGTTGCAAGCGATCACTCTCCCATTGTAGGTTTCTCCAACGTCAGGCGTTCTCCAAAGCCACTCCATGTTTTCCAGAGTGTCGCTGATGTATTCTTCAAGGTTTTCGTACTTATCGCCGTTAATCATATTCGTTCTCCTTTCACACAGGCATCTGAGTCTGACCGTTTGTGACCTGAACTAGCATAACAGAGTTCGCACACGGTTTCCACTTTTTGATGTACTCGACAGCTTCATCGAACCGCTTCTTTGGCACGTTGTTTCGACTGTTCACGTTAAACCAGTCCTGAATGTCTCGGTTGCATTCCATGAACAGCTTCTGAGAGACGCTGCGGCTCTTGTAGGCCGGGCTGTCCATGCCGCCAAGAGCGTTGATAACTACTGTGTTCACGACACGCTTCAACACGCGCTGCTGATTGTAGTCGATAGTCATAGTGTTTTCAAGAGCGGAAATGCGCTGCTCCTGTTTCATGGTGCGCTGGTCAATCACAAGGATTGCTTGCAGCTCCTTAGAAAGTCCTGCGAACTGGTTGATAGACACGTTCTTCTCAAGGTCAATCAGTTTCTGGCGAATTTCCATGCCCTGCGGTGTCCGCTGAATCATTGCAATGTGCTTTGCCATGTCCAGAGTGATGATGTGGTCGATTTGCTTTTGCGGCATTTTACGCCCATCGTCACGGGTGACATTTTTGACATCCGTGAAATAATCCGTTCCATCGACAAATCCGTATTCACACATTCTTGCAAACCAATGCGTGTAATCGGTCTTAATTTTCAGCCTTTCGTACAACTCCCTACCCAGCACTACCTTTTCGCCAGTGTCGGTGTCGTACACGGGGATAACATCTTCGGAAAAGATTCGGATGGCTTCGAGATTATTATTCATAGAAATTTGACCTTTCTATCTTGCGAGAGTAGGCCATCTCTGGTATAATAACCCAAAGAGGGTCTATACTCTCTGAGTGTTTCATAAGACGTTCGCTGTGGTCGGCAAACTTTAGCGAGCGTCTTATTCTTTTTCATCGGGCAGTGGATGATTTTGCAGATACTCTGAAATGGCTCTGCGCATAAACTGGCTACGGTTAAGGTCGCATACGGTGCAGTAGTGATTGATCTCTGCCAGCATTTCCTTGCTGACGTTGGCGTTGCACTGTGCACCATTCGGGTTGTTGTACGTCATACTTGTTCACCTCCTTTCGGCGTAATTATATTATACTGCAAAAACTCTCTTGCGTCTATATTTTACGATGTAATTTATAAAACATAGAATTTTGCGGTATAACATCAGTTTTTTGTAGCCGTTTTTCCCGCTTCGTACCCTGCCCGGTAGTTCAGTTCGGACAGCTTACCCAGTGCTTCTGCGTACTCTCTGTCCTCGCTGGTCGGCTCTTTGCCGTGTGCGAGGGTTTTCAGAAATTCTTCGGTTGTCGTGGGAAAGTTCATGTTTTTTGCTCCTTTCTATTGCAGACAGTCCATCAGCTTTTGGCTGGTGGATTTTTTGTTTGTGAAGATATTTTAAATCTTTGTCCCCTTTAGGTCAATTGAATAGAATGTCCGAATTTTTATATATAAAATGGTCGAAATAAATAATTTGCGCAATTCTAACTATCAAAAACATTATTGACAGTACTATCAAAATGTGGTATAATCTGTGATAGAAAGAGAGGACGCAAAAATGAAAGTTGGGTATGTAAGAGTTTCGACAGCTGGACAAAACACGGCTCGTCAGGAAGTCATTATGGAACAGCTTGGTGTTGAAAAAGTGTTCATTGACAAAATGAGCGGCAAAAACACCGATCGACCACAGTTGAAAGAGATGCTGGCGTTTGTTCGTGAGGGCGATACTCTTGTAATCGAGAGTTTCAGCCGTCTGGCTCGTTCCACAAAAGACCTTCTGGAAATTGTTGAAGAACTTGAAAAAAAGAACGTCAAGTTCGTCAGCCAGAAAGAGAACATCGACACTTCTACGCCTAACGGAAAATTTATGCTGACCGTGTTTGCGGCTCTTGCGCAACTGGAACGTGAAACGATGTTGGCACGGCAGAAGGAGGGAATCGAAATCGCAAAGGCAGAAGGTAAGTATAAAGGCAGAAAGCCTGTCGAAGTGGACGAAGAGAAGTTCCGGCAGCTCTATAACGACTGGCAGAATGGAAAGACCACGCCGAAGATTATGATGAACGAACTTGGGTTGAAGTCCGCTACGTTCTGGCGCACGGTTAAAAAGTATCGTGAAAAATATGGCATTACCGATGCGGCCACCACACGCAAGTATGCCAACAAAGAAGAAAAATAAAAAAGCAGCGACCCACCACAGGCCGCTGCTACAAACAAGAACCACCAATCCCTCAACAGGATGATAGTACATAAGTATTATATCATTTCTTTTGGGGGAACACAACACCAAAGGAGAAGATAATGGAATTTTACAAGAGCATGGATTATTTCTTTATTACACGCATGGTAAGCGATTGGATGCGGTACGCTGGGCCAAAAGCAAGAAAAGAGTTTTCAGACCAAGTAAAAGAACACGTCTGGGATGCAAGAGAAAGAACGGAAAACAGCTTTGAACGTGGGTATGTTTTTAATTTTGCTGCCGATTATTCCAATGAAATTTATAGTGCTGGAGAATATCTCGTCTATCTTTTTGTTGATAGCATGGGAGAGATTTACTATGTTGGGATGGGGAATTCTGGAAGAATACGAGACAAGAAAAATAGAAATGAAGCATTTAAGGAGCACTACGCAAAATGCAATTCTAAAATCGTGATATTGTCCAAATGGAGTACAAAGTATTTTGCGGCAGACATTGAAAAGCTTTCGATTTGGGAATGCCAACTTCACGGAGCAAGGCTTACGAATGAAAAAGACACCCTTTCTCAGATGGAGATTTACGAGCTTAGACATATACCTGATGAGTGGCAAAAAAGAACCCCGATGCAAAGAGAGTATGTGGAACTGAAAAAACGCTATAAAGAATCTGTCGAAGCGTTGGATTCTATAGAAAAATGGTTATATGGCGGCGGCGCATCATCTGTTCCTGAGTATGTAAATGAAAAAGTGGATTATGTGTACGCTAATGAATGTTGGACGATTGACGGTATTACGAAATCGCGTTCTCAATGGTGCAAAGAACATAAGATGAACGTTTCAAAAGCAAACAAGAGAATCGAAATTGGATGCACACCCAAAGAAGCACTCACGTTTCCAACTGCGCCAGAAAACAAAAAGCGTTATATAAAAGAATGGTGGCTTGAAAACGGATACATCCCCGGAACGGACACTACTTCGTATGTGACGCCCGTTAAAGAATGGCCTGACCCGTATAGAAAAAGAAGATAATAGCAGCTTGGCGTGACCCGCCAGACATGGTATCGGATTGCTGAACAGAACAGGTGAATCTATGAAGAAAGGGCTTTACAAGCGCAGGACAACAGGCGAATGTCACTATTGCGATTATAGATGCCGAAAGGGTCACAGATGCTCGTGGTATAAGCGGTATGTGAAGAAAACCATTGGGTCTGGATTGAAGCGCAGGCTCAAACAGCTTGTGGAGGAAGTCAAATAAACCGCACATTTCATCCGTTAAAATGAATTTTAGCAAATAATTTTTCCGAAACAGCATTATAAAACCGAATATTTGATTTTTGTGCAGTTGTAGGCACTCTTTACATTTTCAGGTAGGGGGTGCCTATTTTTTTATGCAGCCAAAGCAGTGTATCGCCATCATTGATAGCATCAAAGCGTATGCAAAACAGAATCCGACCGAAGCACAGGTCTACGAGGACTGGTTTCAGGCGGTGGTAAACCTGAGAGATGCTCTGCCGCAAGACAAGCGGTTCGATGCCTACAAGTACTCTGGTGAGCTGCGCTCTGTCTGTGCAGTCATGATGGGCAAGATGAAAACAGGCGAGGACGTGGCGAAGGTCTATGACATTATCGGTCGGACGTACCTGTTTGAAGCAAAAGATGTGTTTGACAGCTATTGCATCTACCTTGAATGGAACCGTGCGCCGGAGAAGAAGTTCTATCAGCCACGCAGACGTGTGCTTCATGTGCTCGCAAGCGACCTGCAAGACCTTTTTTATCATAACATCGACTTTTTAGGTGTTTCTATGCCGCCGCGTTCTGGAAAATCCAGCCTGTGCATCTTCTTTATTACATGGCTGATGGGCAACCGCCCGGACGTTGCATCGGTCATGAGCGGGCATTCCGACAAGCTGACCAATGGCTTCTACGGCGAAGTTCTGTCCATCATCACTGACCCCGTGACCTACAACTGGGGCAAAATCTTCCCTGACGTTCAGCTTGTAGATAAGAGCGCAAAGGATGAAAGTGTTGACCTAAACCGCAAAAAGCGTTTCCCTACCCTTACTTGCCGCTCCATTGGCGGTACGCTGACCGGCGCAGTTGAAATCGGCGAGGGCGGCGTTCTGTACAGCGATGACTTGATTGAGGACTTGGAGGAAAGCCTGAATGTTGAGCGTCTGAACAACAAGTACGATGCCTACCTGAACCAGCTGAAAGACCGTAAGAAGCAAGGCGCATTAGAGCTGATGGTCGGCACACGCTGGAACGTTCTTGACCCTTTGGGGCGCATCCAGAACCAGTATGCAGACAATCCAAAGTACAGATTTCGGGTGATTCCAGCTGTGGATGAGAACGGACACAGCAATTTCAATTATGACTACGGCGTGGGATTTGACGATGCCTACTATGCCGACATGAAAGCTAGCATTGACGATGCAACATGGTGGGCGAAGTACATGGGCAAGCCTTATGTGCGTGAAGGTCTTCTGTTCCCTGCCGATGAACTACGGTATTTCAACGGCGTTCTGCCTGATGGTGAGCCTGATCGCAAGCTTATGGTCGAAGATATTGCTTGGGGCGGCGGCGATTTTACATCCGGCCCCATCGCCTATGTTTATAATGGTTCTGTGTTTATTCCCGATGTTGTTTTCAATAATGGCGATAAAACCGTTACCAAGCCTGAAACGGTCGGAAAAATTATTCAACATAAATTGAACACATACAGAGGTGAAGCTAATAATGGTGGCGATGAATACTGCGATAGTATAGACAGTATGCTTCGGCAGCAAGGCTATCACTGCTCTGTCCGTAGCCAGCGCGCGCCCAGCGGGCAAAGCAAACTGTCTAGAATCATCCAGTATGCGCCGGACATCAAACGGTTCTATTTCCTTGACGAAAAACACCAGTCGAAAGAGTACAAGGCGTTCATGGAACAGGTGACGATGTTCACGCAGCTTGGCAAAGTTCCGCACGATGACGCACCGGACAGTCTGGCGCAGCTTGCCGATGAATTGTACAACGGAATCAGTAAAATCGAGCCTGTCAAGAGGCCTTTTTGATAAAAGTGTCATATATAGCGGTGCTTGGAAACAAAAATTTGATTTTGAGTTGCATTTTGGCTTAAAATATAAACAGGAAGATTTGCAGCTTCCTCTAATGTATTGCATTGACGAGGTTTTAGTCATTTTTACTCGTCAGTTTGTTGCATTACACTCCTTTCTCACTCACCCGCGACAGCTGCCTTTCTCTGTCGCGGGGATTATATGTTGCGTTTTCGAGTGGACGAAACGTTGTTTGTACTCCCCCAACTGACACGAAGCGGTTCAAACCCGCTACGCAGCACAACGATTCTCTTGCTTTGCGTGGACATATTCTCCTGATAATACCTCTGCCGTTATTCCTGGCTCTCGATGCAATGCTTTTAAGATTTTTCACATTGCAAAGAGCAACGGCTTGCTAAGCCAGGTTTTTATGTTGCATTAGCTCAGTATGGCTAGAGCATCCGGCTCATAACCGGACATACATTGGTTCAAATCCATTATGCAGCACCAAAATTGTAGCCAAACATCTGTCCGACAGCAGAATGAAACAGCTGCAATGGTTTTCTTCGGGCGAAGAATAGCATGGCTGGAAGTGCGAACAGTTTCCCAGTAGCTTTTGACAGGTCTGTGCTCAACAGCCTGTTTCCAGAAATCCAACGAAAGGAGCGCTCATGCTAGTTAGAATCTGCTGCCCTTGTATCCGTCAGAACCCAATTTACAAGAACGTCCGCTGCAATCGCTATCTTGGCGAAGTGGACGGACGATACCATTTCAAGTGCGACAGATGCAAGGGCGTTATCGAAGGAGACACAAGGGAAGGATGGGTGAAAATCATCCATCCACCGGAAAAGTGAATAGCTTTTGAAGCGCAGTTTTGGCGCAGTGAGATAGACCTTAACAGGTTTGTCTTGCTGCGCTTTTTATTTTGCCGGAAAGGAGGAACACATGGCTGAGTATCAGATGGTCGTTGGCGGATTTTTGAATAATCCGCTGACTGGACGCAGACCGATTGAAACGCCGGAGACGGAAATCAATCGGGAGAATGTACTGAAAGTGGTAATGGGCAAAGCAGAGCCTATTCATCTGCTGAACAAGAACGAGATTCGCTTTCTGCACAACTACTACTTGGGCAATCAGCCTGTCCTCCACAGAACGAAGGAATACCACGCGGAAATCACGAACCGCATTGTAGAGAACCACGCCAACGAGTGCGTGGGCTTCTATACAGGATATATGAGCGGCACGCCGTGCTCTTATGTGCGGTCTGAAACGGCAACAGGTGACGGTGAGGAAATCGCCCGGCTGTCTAATGCCTTGCAGTATGAGGGTAAGGATGCGCTTGATCGGCGGCTCTGGCAGTGGATGTTGGAGTGCGGACAGGGATACCGCATTGTTCTTCCTGACAAGGGGTATGGCGGTAACTACCCGGACGAAACGCCTCTGCTGGTAGATGTTCCCGACCCAGACATGGCGTATGTGATTTACAACTCCGGTATCGGGCATAAACCGATTGCTAACGTGCTGCACATCCCACGCAATTATCAAAATGACCTGAACGACCTGATTTGCGTGTACACGCCAAACCAGTACTTTGAAATCGACAACGGCAAGGTCACGAAATCTGAGAACCATTCTCTCGGAATGTTGCCGATGGTCGAATACAAGCTCAACCCGGAGCGCATGGGTCTGTTTGAACCGGCTATTCCTGTTTTGGATGCCATTAACGACCTTGAAAGCAACCGTCTGGACGGTGTGGCGCAGTTCATCCAGTCCATCATGGTGTTCACGAACTGCCTTGTGGACGAAAATGCTCTAAAGCAGGTCAAGGAATTGGGCGCAATGTGCCTGAAATCCACTTCTGGTTTGCCCGCTTCCGTCTCGCAGATTGCAAACGAGCTTGACCAGCAGCAGAGCCAGACCCTGCTTGATTCCATGTTGAACGTGTACCGCAGCCTGACTGCTATGCCTAGTGCTACCGGCAGTGAAAACGCAACGTCTGACAACGTGGGTGCAGTCATTGTCCGCAATGGCTGGAATCACACCGAAGCAAGGGCGCAGCAGTACGAGAATATGTTCAAGTTCTCGGAACGTCAGAGCTTGTCTGTGATGTTGAAAATCCTGCGTGATACGGCTGGTTCTAAGCTGATGGCAAGTGACGTTGAAATTAGACTGCCGCGTCGTCAATATGACAATCTGCAAAGTAAGGTTCAAGTCTTTATCCAAATGCTTGATTCTTCGGCAGACCCGCATTTGGCTTTTGAAATTTCTCATCTTTATACAGACCCGGAAGCTGCATATCAAGCAAGTGTACCCTTCCTGATTGCTTCCGGCAAATTGGGCGAGGACGGGAAAGCACCGAAGCCGAAGGAACAGCCTAAGCAGGATGTTACCGGCACAAATGTCGGAAACATGGCAGACAAACAGTCTACCGATACCAATAAAGAAACAGAGGACGAATAGTCCTTTGCCATAAACACGGCAGGGAAGCCGGGATACAAATTTCGCAGCGTTGCAGGGAAGCAACGGTAAAAAAACGCAGGAGGAAATTAACGATATGAACTACAAAGCGTTACTTGGTGATGCCTACAAAGAGGGCATGACCGCCGATGAAATCATTTCTGCGCTTGAAAAGGTTGCAGACCCTAACGCAGAGATTGAGAAGCTGCGCAACGCCGTGACGAAAGCCAATGGCGAAGCTGCCGAGTACAAAAAGCAGCTCAAGGCAAAGCGTACTGATGACGAGAACGCCGCACAGGAACAGGCTGACAAGCTGGCAGAGATGCAGAAGCAGATTGAAGCCCTGGCTGCCGACAAGGAAAAACTCGTCAAGGAAAAGACCCTTGCATCTTACCGTGAGAAGTTCGTTGCACAGGGTTATGACGCTGAACTGGCTGGCAAGGCTGCATCTGCACTGGCTGACGGCGACATGGACAAGGTATTTAAGTTCCAGTCGGAGTTTATGACCGCCCATGACACCGCATACAAGGCTTCTCTGCTGAAGGATATGCCCACACCTCCGGGTGCGGATGGCAATGGTAACAGCGCAGATAGCGTAGGTGTTGCCTTTGCTAAACGCTTCGCACAGGAGCGCGCAGACGCAAACAAGGCATCGAGTGACGCAATGACTGCTTTCCATTAAGGAGGAAAACATGAAGTACACCAATACTCCGGTATCGGCTCCTGAAAGCACTATTCTGGCTGCTGATACCTATGTTGCCATTCCTTTTACCGTCAAGGAGACCAACGCTGTTCCGGCTGGTTATCCTATGGCAAAGACTGGCCTGAAAGCTGCTGCCACTACTGGCACAAGTGCTGCTGATGCGGCTACCGATGCCATTGGCATTCTGCTGCACACCGTTGACCCTGCCGTCAACCCCAATGGCGCACTGCTGATTCAGGGCGTTATTGATGTGGACAAGGCAAAGCTGTCCGGCTTTACCTATTCTGCAAACGATATTGCCGCTCTGAAAAAGGCTGTTCCTGCCGTTTTCTGCCGTACTGATGTTGGCGCAAAGAGCGAGTAAGGAGGACTAAATTATGGCACTGAATCTGAATGAAATCTTCTCCCCCGCTGCGATTGCCGCCTATTGGACAAACGACCCGACCAATGCGCAGCCCTATGCTTCTGATGCTCTGTTCCCTGCCCGTAAGAAAGTCAGCATGGAACTGAAGTGGCTGCGTGGCCACAAGGGCGTTGGCGTTTCGCTGAAGCCTAGCGTGTTTGACACTAAGGCTACGTTCCGTACTCGTCAGGGCATCAAAATGACCGAGACCAGTATGCCGTTCTTCCGTGAGGGCATTCACATTGACGAGGAAGATCGCCGCAAGATTATCTCTGTTCTGGCTACTAATCAGGAGTTTGCGGCAGACGTTATCAATCGTGTCTACGATGATACCGCACAGCTTATTACCGGTGCTCGCATTGTGCCTGAGCGAATGGTGTGGCAGCTTCTGGCTCCTAAGACTGGCAAGCCCGGCATCTCTATCGAATCCAACGGCGTGAGTTACGTCTACGATTACGACCCTGACGGCACTTGGCAGCAGTCCAATTACAAGGCTCTGGCTACCAAGGAGAAGTGGGATGCTCCTACTACTGCAACTCCCATCGCCACGATGACCACTGCCGCAAACACCGTGCTGGCAAACACTGGTGAGATTATCACCGATGCCTACATGAACACCAACACTTTCCACAAGATGATTGCTGCGGATGAAATCAAGAACCGGTTCCTTACGGTTATGAAAACCGCCACCGCTGTGCTGGTTGATTCCGAAGCACGTTCCGTTGTCGAAAGTGCATCCGGCATCCGTATCCATCTGTACGACAAGATGCACAAGCCGGAGGAGACCGCTGCCGCCGAAAAGTATCTGCCTGATGGCTATGTCGTGCTGGCCCCTTCTGGCTCTCTGGGCAATATGTACTATGTTGTCACTCCTGAGGAAGCCGACCTGATGGCTGGCATCTCTAACGCACAGGTTTCCGTTGTGAACACTGGCGTTGCTGTTACCACCGAGCAGACCGTGCATCCCGTTAACACCAACATCTACGTCTCTGAAATCGTCCTGCCGTCCTTTGAACGCATGGACGCTGTATACTGCATCAAGGCTTACTAAGGCGAAAGGAGGAAAGCAGCATGGGAGACCAGTATTCTGAAGCGGCAGTCAAGCTGGGGCAGTACATCGCTCCTGCACTTGACCGTGAAGTCACGGACGAGGACTACCCACTTTTCGACCTGCTGCTTGATTTTGCCAAAGACAAGATATTTGCACAGGGCTACCCCTTCGGCAACAGACCGGACGAGCTGCCCTTGCAGTATCAGTCGTTGCAGATACGCATTGCAGCGGAACTTTACAACCACATCGGCGCAAACGGACAGACGAGCTATACCAATAATGGTATCACTCGTGTGTGGGAATCGTCCGATGTGGCGCAGTCCCTGCTTAACGAAGTGGTTCCGAGAGTAGGTGTTATAGGCTGATGTTCAATGGAAGCCCGCTGGACAAGCGCCCGCTTTGGTATTCAAACCCCATCGGCGAGAAAGAACCTGTCGTGGACGAATGGGGAAACGAAACTGGCGAAACATCGCAGACGTGGAGTGACCCCGCGAAGCTTATGCTGAACGTCAACCCGCCTACTGGTTCTGCTGAAGCAAGCCCTTTTGGGGCGTTCACGGATTACAGCTATGTGGTTAGTTCGTCCAGCAAAAAGCATAACACTCCACTTTATGAGGGAACGCACGTCTGGTTTCAGACGGATGTTTCAAAGCCCTTCAACTACATTGTGGTCAAGGTCGCAGAGCATATTACAGACACGTTGTATGCGCTGAAGGAGGTGGCCGCAAGTGAAAATTAAAGTGAGGTTGAGCGATGCCGGACTTCGTGATGCGGAACGTCAGATACAGGAATACAAAACCACCCTGAACAAAAAGGCTAAAGCACTTGCTTTTCGCCTTTCGTGGTTAGGTCTTGAAGTCGCAAAGATACGTTTTGCCAATGCGAAATACTCCGGCTCCAACGATGTGAAGTGCCACATCAATCAGAAAGATAACACCTGCACCATCGTTGCCGAAGGTGAGGCAGTTGCCTTTATCGAGTTTGGCACTGGCGTAGCGCATTCCGCTTATGGCGGCGAGCTTCCTGCTGGTGTTGGAGAACACGGCACTTACGGAAAAGGGAACGGCAAGCGTGACCACTGGAGTTACTACGGAGACCCCGGCAATGATGCCAACACTGTGATGTACAAAAACAAGGGAACGCTAGTCGTAACCAGCGGTAACGAACCGGCTATGGCTATGTGGGGAGCTGTTGAGGAAATGGCTTCTCAAGTTGAAGCAACGTGGAGGGAGGTTTGGAATAGTTGATTGATTATTTCAATTCCATCTTCACGGCTGTTGCGACCGAACTTCGGAAGCAAGTTCCCGGCATCTTTGTCACTGGGGAAATCAACGACAGCAACGTCAAGAAGTTTCCGTGTGTGCAGATAGAGGAAAACAGCAATCTCCCGGTTCACCGGGATTCCGCCAGCAAAAGCAAGTATGCTGCCGTTTCCCTGCGTGTACGTGTCTATTCCAACAAAACCAGCGGACGCATTGCAGAAGCCCGCTCTATTGTGAGCATCGTGGATTCTGTGTTGGAACCGCTCAATTTCTATCGAAAATCGTTTGCCCCGTTGAATGGGCTGTACAACAATTCCGTCTATCGGATTGATTGCAGCTACGGGGCAACAATCGGAGAGGACGGAATGATTTACCGAAACTAAGGAGGTAAACATTCTATGGCAACTGGAATTTCCAGCTACGGAATTACTCTTTATGAAGGAACTTCCGGCACTATGACCAAACTGTGCGACATCAAGGATTTTCCTGACCTGATTTCCGACCCGAACCTTTTGGACGTCACTACCCTTTCTGACGCCATGCAGAAACAGATTTTTGGCATCAACCAGTCTGACCTTAAACCTTTTACTGCGTTCTACAACAAGACGGATTATGGTGCCGTTATTGAGCGTGGATATAAGGATTCGGATGGAGAACTTAACGCCACGCATCATTATGCTCTGAAGTTCTCTGATGGCTCTGGATTTACTTGGGATGGTATGCACCAGTGCGGTATGTCCGGCGCAGGCGTTGATGAACCGTTGGAGTTCCCCATCAACATTATTTTCCTGAGTAAACCCAAATGGGCTGAAACTGTTTCCCTTGACGTTTCCTAATACATCTTAATCAAATCAATCAAACCGGGCAGAACTGAACATCGGATTTGGTTCTGCCCCTATTTATAAAGGAGAGCATTTATTATGGCTGCAAAGGTTATCAATTTTCATTCCCCCGATGGCAAGAACACTTACGAGCTGACTTTCACCCGCGAGAGCGCAGAAGCTACGGAGCGCAACGGATTCCAGATTTACGAGTTTTCTAACGGCATTAACCCTATCAAGAACACTTCTGCTCTGTTCTACGGCGCGTTCATCGCCCGCAACAAGGGTATCAAGCGCAAGCTGGTCGACGATATGCTTGCGCACATCGAGGACAAGGAAGGTCTGATGGCTGCCCTGATGGAAATGTACGCAGATTCCATCAAGGCTCTGGTCGCAACCGATGAAGAGGACAAGACCGCAAAAAACGCAACGTGGGAGATTGTGTAACCTCACAGTCTCAAGAACCGGACAGCCACACAGAGCCGTTCTCTGCGTCCAAGCTGTTCCACGATGTAGAAGCCTATTACATCTCCATTGGCATGACCTATGACCAGTTCTGGCGTGACGATGTTTGGCTTGCAAAAGTCTATCGTGACGCAGAAGAACTACGCGCTCGCAGAGCCAACGTTGAAGCGTGGCGAAACGGCTTTTACACAGCATCTGCACTTTCCTCTACGGTTGGCAATATGTTCCGTAAAAAAGGGTCTAGCCCAATCAAGTACATGGATAGACCGATTCCGCTCACGCAAAAAGAGCAAGACGAATACGAATACCAACGCGCAATGGAAGCGCAAGAACGCATCAAGAGGGCAATGTTCTCTATGATGAATCAGAAGGATGGTGGTAGCAATGGCTGATGTTGATATTACAAGCTTATCCGTAGAAATCTCTGCGGAATCGCAGGGCGCAGAGCTTAATATCGACAAGCTCACTACCGCCATTTCTAATTTGCGGACGAAGGGCAGTGTTGGCAAGGTCTGTACAAGCCTTGATAAGCTGTCTAGTTCCATTTCCGCGCTGAAACAATCGTCTGCCGGTATTTCCGGTCTGGATAAGGTCACAAACTTCCTAAATGGTATCTCTTCTGTCAACACGACCGCTGGCGTAAAGGGCGTTAACTCTGTTGTAAATGCTATCAAGAAGATTCCTAATGCGGTGTCCGCTCTGAACGGCGTGGACTTCTATTCCATGTCCGGTAGCATCACGCAGTTGACAAATGCTCTTGCGCCCCTGTCCATTTTGGATATTTCTGGTTTGAAATCCCTTGGCAGCGCGTTCAAGGCGATTGGTACTGTTCCAGACCTAACCGACAAGCTAAAAGCGGCAGACCTTGATTCTTTTGCAAGTTCTTGCCAAAAGATATCTACTGCTCTTACTCCCCTTGCATCCCAGCTTGAAACGGTGGGCAACGCCTTTGCAAAGCTGCCGCCGCAGTTGAGCAAAGTGGTCACGCAGGCAAACCGTGTGACTGCTGCCAACGAACGGCAGAAAAAAAGCTACATGAGCCTTTCCAGCCAGCTGAATGGTTTCATGCGGTCTGCGGCAAAGCTGGTCTCGCTGAAAGCCATTGCAACCTATCTTGGCAACGCAGCGGAAAAGTTCAACAGCTACTATGAAGCCGCAAACCTGTTTGGCGTGTCCATGAAGGGTCTGACTGGTGAAGCAAGCACGTTCATCAACAAGATGGAGACCCTGCTTGGCATCGACCCTACCGAAGCCATGAACAACATGGCAACGATTCAAGGTCTGACCACCTCGTTTGGTATGGCAAGCGACAAGGCGTATGTTTTGTCGAAGAACCTGACGCAGCTTGGTTACGACCTCGCTTCTTTGAAGAATATCCCTGTTGCGGAATCCTTCACGAAAATTCAGGCGGCTATCTCTGGCGAATTGGAACCGATTCGCCGTCTGGGTGTCGATATTTCTAACGCGCGGTTGCAACAGGAATTGCTTAATCTTGGCTATTCACAGAGCGTTTCTACCTTGTCTCAGGCTGATAAGGCTGTTCTGCGGTACATTGCCATCATGAAGCAGACAACCGATGCACAGGGAGATTTTGCCCGAACCATCAACAGCCCCGCCAACCAGATAAAGATTCTGAAAGCACAGCTGAATAGCTTGGCGCGTTCTGTCGGTTCTTTGCTCTACCCCGCCCTGAAATCTATCCTCCCGCCGCTGATCGCAGCCGTTGAACTGGTCAAAGAACTTGTGACCGGCATTGCAACGCTAATGGGCGTCAAGGTGGAGTTCCCCGATTTTAGCAGTGCAAGCGATTCTGTAAGCGGTGTGACGGACGCAATGGACGACACCACCAAAGCGACCGGCAAAGCTGCAAAGGCGTTCAAGAACTACATCATGGGCTTTGATGAGCTGAACGTTATCCAGAAGGATACTGGTTCTTCCGGCAGCTCCGGCTCTGGTGCTGGCGCTGCTGGCAATATCTTGGGCGATATTGACTTATCCGGCTACGATATGTTCAAGCAGTATAACGAAGAGTTTGCAAAGCAGATTGATAGCATCAAGGAAAAAATCAGAGGAATGCTTCCGATTATCGGCGCTGTTACTGCTGCGCTTGCACTGTGGAAACTTACAACCTTTATTGCTGATATTGTTGATGCAATCAAGAAAATTGGCATTCTGAAGGGCATGGTCGCCGGTGGCATTCTGATAGGCATTGGATTTTTCCTGATGTTCGATGGCATCAAGAAAGCTATTGAGGATAAGCTGAATGCTATTAACTTTGCAGAGATTCTAGTTGGTGCTATTACGTTTGTTGGCGGCGCGGCACTGCTCGGCGCGAAGATAGCAGAGTTTATCACAACTTCCTTTGCAGATAGCGCCGTTGCAAAAGCTATTACTGCCGCAGGCGGCAAAATGGGCGGTGCGTTAGTTGGCGCGGTTGTTGCTAGTGTTGTAGCTGGCGTTGCAATGTTTGTGACCGGCGTTTATGACGCTTTAACAAACGGCTTGAATATTTTGAACGGTTTGCTGATTCCTGCTGGTTCTACGATGGCTGGTGCTGCTGTTGGCGCAATTATAGGCTCTCTTGGAGGCCCGATTACTGCTGGAATCGGTGCAATCATCGGTTTAATTGTGGGCGGTCTGACTGATGCTGGGATTGCGATTTACCAAAACTGGGACAAAATCACGGCAGCTCTCGATAAAGCCAGCGCAGACTTGAAACAGTGGTTTGTCGGCGTTGGTGTCTGGTGGGACGAGAAGTGGAAGGGCTTTAAAACAAACTGGGACAAGGCTTGGAACAGCCTAACAGATACGTTAAAAGCGCTCAAAAAGAAATTCCTAGACTACGGCAAAAACCTTGTTCAAGGTCTGATTGACGGAATCAACAACGGCATTGAAAACGCCAAGAAAACTGTCGGCGGTCTTGCAAAAGCCATTCTGGACAAGTTCACGACAGATACCGGCATCCACTCCCCTTCTAAGGTTTTCTGGGGGTTTGGTGGCTACATCGTAGAAGGTCTTGCCAACGGCATCACCGCCGCAAAAAGCATGGCTGAACAGGCGATGCAGAGGCTATCTGATTCTGTGATTGCACTTGGCCAGCAGTTGACGCAAGAAAACTATGGCATGGGCGATGCGAACATTGCCATGACCGCAAATGGTGACGAAACTAGCCTCGAAAAGACCGCCATGAGCCTGCGCAATGTTCTGTCGAATGTTGGTGGCAGTCTGACTGACTGGCTCAAGAAAATTAAGTCTTCGTTTACGGATTTCTCGGATGGTATCAACGCTGTGTCGGATGTCGGCAAGAAGATTTCGCAGGGGTTTACTGATTCTATCAACGCTTTGTCAAACACCTCGAAATCTATCGTTGAAACCAAAAAGGCCTTTAAGTCCGTTTTCTCTGACATGAAAACGTATGTCAAGAGCAGCATTGCTGAAGTAGAAAACGAATACCATTACAACGGCGCTCTTAGCGCTGCTGGGCTTGCCATTCAAAAGGCATTCGAAGGAGCTTATCTCGCTCTCGACAAAGTATCGACTGCCGTTAAAAGCCTTTCCGGCACTATTGATAGCATCAAAAATGTTATCAAGACATTCAATGATTTGAAAACCAAAGTTGGCGAGGTTATCGACCAGGTTCCAGCCCTAAAGGATGCTTACAATGGATTAAAGACATTTTTCTCCAATCTGTTTGGCACGGATTCCGGCGTCGTGAAAATCGTTTCCAATGGATGGGACTTGATTAAGACCAAAGCCGGTGAAGCCCTTACGTTCATCTCCGGAAAAATCGGAGCGCTTGGCGTCGGAGGAGCTTCCGGTTCTTCCGGTGGACTAGCTAGTACGCTCGGTGCAATCGGAAGCACAGCTCTTCCGGCTGGCGCTGGCGTTCTTGGTGTTGGAGCCGCTCTTGGTCTTGGTATTGCTAATAACATTCAGTGGGTAAAGGATTTGAAGGATACCTGGTCTGATTCCAGCAAGAGTTTCGGAGAAAAGGTTTTCAACACGGTCAATGATACTCTGACAGACATTTTTAACCCATTTGGCGCAGTAATCAAAATTGCCAAAAACAAGTTCGGTTTCGCCGACGGCGGTTTCCCTGATGATGGGCAGCTGTTTTTGGCCAGAGAATCCGGTCCGGAATTTGTTGGTAGCATGGGCGGCCACACCACAGTTGCCAATAACGATCAGATTGTCGAGGGCATCCGTGAAGGTGTTGAGTCGGCTATGGCCAAACAGAATGAACTTCTTCGTCAGCAGAACGAGCTGTTGAAGGCTCTGCTTGAAAAGGAATCTACTTCCGAAATTTCCGTTTCCAGCATATCTCAGGCAATCAGCCGGGTAAACCAGAGAAACGGCAAAACTATCATTCCCATTGGCACTTAAAGGAGGGGCATTTATGGACTACGACCGGTACAATCCGATTCGGAGCGTGGATGGGCAGTATCTTAAATGCCCCTCTTCTTATCAGTGGAAGTTGCAGGATATTTCCGCATCTGATGCTGGCCGAACGGAAGCAAACATCATGGACAAAAAACGGCTTGGCCAGTGTGTCAAGCTTGAACTTGAATGGAAGTACACCACCATTCAAGAAGCTGCTGTTATCCTGAAAGCGTTTAACCCGGAGTACATCAACGTCACCTACCTTGACGCAATGGCTGGCGAGTGGAAAACCAGCGAGTTTTACGTTGGCGACCGTTCCGTGCCGATGTACAATTCGCGGATGCGCCGTTGGGAAGGAATATCCTTTAATATCATCGAAAGGGCTGCACACTGATGGTAAACGTATCGCAAGACGTTATAAATTACTTTAACGAGGGAAACCGTCAGACCGCAGCCATCGAATTTTCCAACGGGAAGGAATCTTTTGCCATCACCGAAGCGGACATTGTCCAGGGCGGATTAAAGATTGACCGATACAGCGTAACCAACAGCAAAATTGAGGTCGGTTCTGCGGTAGCATCCGAGCTGTCCTTGAAGCTGAGGAACTACGACGGAAAGTTCGACAACGTTTCGTTTGAAGGAGCCGTGCTCTATGTAAAAGTCGGCGTTTGGAGCGATGATCCGACACCACTTGGCCATTTTGTTCTTGGGCAGTCCGTTCTTGGCGCTCTCAATGGCATTGGCAATTTCATTCTTGGAAAGAATTTGATTGGTGATGCAGGAACAAAGGCACAGGTCGTTTGGATTCCATGCGGTCGATTCATTATTGACACGTCTCCTCGAAAGCTGCAAATCATTACGGTTTCTGCCCTTGATTACATGGTCAAGTTCGACAAGGCCGTTGATTATTCGAAAATGTCGTTTCCAATTCATGTTGATGCGCTAATTCAGAAAATCTGTGAGTTGTGCAGCGTGTCTCTTTTGACCGATGTGACAGCTCTTCCAAACCATCAGTATAGTATTGGCGGTTTTCCATCTTCCTCACAGCAGTTGACTTATCGCCAATGCTTACAATGGTGTGCGCAGTTGACAGGCACTTGTGCTTTCATGAACGAGGACGGCCAGCTTGTTCTTAAATGGTATGAGCAAACAGCCGTCACCGTCACGATGAACGAACGATACACCAGTGATTTGTTGGAGAATGACATTACAATCACCGGATTTACCTGTGACGTGAGTGACGAAGCAACCTATCTTGCTGGAACGAACGAGTACGCGCTTGATTTGAGTGACTGCGGGTTTCTAACCAATTCGTATGATGGCGTGTTGAAGGAACTTCTTTCCGCACGAGGCGGTTTCTCTTACCGCCCATACAGTGCCACCATCAAGTCTGCTCCGTATTTGTTCCCGATGGATATGATTCGCTACAAGGACAAAGACGGCGCATTCCATAATACGATTGTAACCAACGTCACATTTTCGCTGAACTGCAATACATCCATTTCCGGTGCTGGCGAAACCGTCACAAGCTCTTCTTACATACAGTCTAATAGCGGCGTTACCAACCAGCAGGCGAGCACCAATCGTCAGACGAACGAAAGTCTTGAGACGAAGGCGACAAAAAAAGAACTCCATAGCATGATGACCTTTACCGAAAGTGAAGGATTGGTTATCACGCATGAAGGATGGAATGGCAAGGTTCAAATCACCGGCGAAGACATCCGTGTTGTTCGTGGCAATAACAAAGTTGTCATTACAGACAGTGGTATTTCCATTACAGACGGAAGCGGAAGCTGCACCATTGCTTCTGGAAAGGTTACATTCTCCGGACTTTGCCAGGACAAAATTTGGGAGAACGGCGACCCTGGCAGCGGCATTGGCAATGGCGCTGTGATCTGCAACGATGGCCGATTGCGCCAGTATTCCGCCATTGTGATTGGATTCGGTGAATACTACACCGGTTTGGACGGCAGCGGAGTGAACGGAAGCGATTTGCAGTATACCGTTTTCCCAATCAATGGAATTTGGTCGATTGCAAGCCGTGTGTGGGACTATCCGAGAGTCCGAAGAGTCCACGTTTCATATAGTGGGATAACATTTGGGCAAGGCGGATACTATACCCAAAAGGCTTCCGGCGTTGGTGTGAAATTCAATAAGCACGATACCTGCTGTGTCCCATGTGCTGTTTATGGATTGATGTAAGGAGTCGCTAAATGTACATGATTACTTATCAAGAGGATGGAACCATCATGAGCGTTGGAAGCGTTGACCCGGCATACAACGCAACGCCAGCCCCGCCCGGCGTTTTGTATATGGAGAGCATTCCGGATGGACGTCCTTTCCTACGAACCTATAAAGTCCAAAACGGACAGCTGGTTTATTCGCCTACTACTGAAGAACAGGAGGAATCTTGACTATGGGTTATCAAAAGCAGAACTTTGCAAATGGCAATGTTTTGACCGCCGAAAATCTGAATCACATGGAAAACGGCATTGCTGACGCTGAATCCACTGCCAACGCAACGAAAACCATTGTCGATAAAATCATCGACCCAACCCTCTCCATCTCCGGCAAGGCGGCGGATGCGGCGAAGGTGGGAGAGGCGGTTTGTCAGCAAGCATATCTGACCAATCCTAAAATCGATAAAAATTTATATATTAAAGATGATTGTACTATTTTAGGTTATGATGGTTGGGACCTGTTAAGTATCCCGGTGATTGCGGGTGACAAAATTATTGTTTACAGCCCGGTTGATTCAAAATATAACGCTATGTATTCTGCCGACGCTACCAAATATAAAAATTTCGTGTTAAAAAATGGGATAAATTACATTGATATTCCTGATGGTTATAGAGAATTGAAAATCTCCAATGAACGAGAAATCGCGAAAAATGTTCGGTTTTTTGTCCTTCCAATGCAAACAATAAATAGCAACAAAGAAAAGCTAAAAATCGCTGACAACGGAAAATTTCTGCTTGACGAAATTCCATATACGTATATCAACAATGCGGACGGAACTGAACGAAGCTCCGACGCCTATTCATCATCAGACTACATCGATTTAACCGGTCATAAAAAATTTGTAATTGAGTGTCAAGAAGATTCTGAAAGCAATGCCTTATACGATGAATCTTATAATTTTTTGCAGGGAATAGAATATAAAGCAGGATTTACAGAATTTGTGATTCCAACTAATGCAAAATATTTGAGAATATCATGCCACACTAATTGTCTAAAAACAGCAGGAGTTATTTTTGACAGCTCGATTTCATATCGAAATTTCACACATAACGGAGCGATTTTGCCGCGAGTAAAAGGGTGGGAGAGTGACCGAGAAACAATCATTGATGAAGCGTATCATATGTTGTTAAATGTATGCAAAAAAAATCCTGACATCATTCCAATTTTTGTATGCACCGATAGTCATAGATGGTCACCTCAACATCCGCAAAGATATGTAAACAACATTGATACAGATGGAATGAAAATAGCTAATATAAACCTAGGTGATGATGTTACCGAACATTGGGATGACTTAAAATTTGATACAATATATAATAATATTAGATACATAAAAAACTATATTGGTGTGTGTGGTAATCACGATAAATGGGATGGAACAAGCACAACAGAATATTTTTTACGTAGGATTTTTACTTCTAAAAAAGCAAGATATATTGCAAAATCAAAAAGATGCTGTTATACAGTGAAGGATAATTTGCATAACGTGAAATATATTATTTTTGACCCTTACTATGCACCAAATTCAGGGGTACCAATGGTAAGCGTTCCAACAGTCGTTGCTACATGGTTCATAAAAGAATTATCCAAAAATGATGGGTATGATATTATTTTCCTAAATCACCAACCATTGACTGATAACAATATACATAGAGATGGAACAAAGCAAACGTGGAAAATGGAGTCTTATGAGGAGCCAATTTTTAGTGCGTTATTTAACGTTTTGAAAAACAGAAAAAACAAGCGTAAAGGTACTTATACAGACACAGACGGAATTGCTCATCAATATGATTTCAGCCAATGTGAAAACGATTTATTATGCTTATTACACGGACATTCGCACGAAGAGCTGTATTATATCGAAGATGGACTGACAAGTTATGTATGCGACTGGGACGGCGCTGAATCAACAGGCTATAAATCCACATTTATAGCTATTGATAGAAGCAAAGAAATATTAACAGCGTGGATTGCAAAAGGAAGTGAAAATGTTGAACCTGCGCTAGAACTAAAAATTAACTAAATAGGGCTTTATCCCACTAACAGAAAGGACGTGACATGATGGCAAAAACTATTTTGGATGTTTCCCGCTGGCAGGGCCGCATCGACTGGGGCAAGGTCAAGGCAAGCGGCCTTGTCTCCGGCGTGATGCTGAAGACGGTATCCACCAACAGCAAGTTTTCCAATCGCAAGGACGGGCTGTACATCGACCCGACGTTTGAGCACAACTATGCCGAGTGCAAGCGTGTCGGCTTGCCGGCTGGCGTGTACTATTACACCTATGCCGTCTCGCACACCAGTGCCGACGCAGAGCTTGCCCTGCTCAAGACTGCACTGGCTGGAAAAACCTTCGAGCTGCCGATCTGCGTGGATGTGGAGGACAACAAGCTCCGCAAGCTTGGCAAGCAGGCGTTGACCGACCTGACCGCGTATGCGCTGGCGACCATCGAGCAGTGGGGCTTCTACGCTCTGCTGTACACCGGTCTCAATTTCGGTGAGACCCGGCTGTATATGGGCGATGCTGCATTGCGCAAGTACGATGTATGGCTGGCAAGATATCCCAGAGACAAGAGCAAAACCAAACCAGAAGACAAGCCCAAAACAGACTTTTCTTTTGGCATGTGGCAGTACACCAGCAGCGCCAGCGTACCGGGCATCACGGGCAACGCAGACCTTTCCCACGCTTACAAGGACTACGCCGCCATTATCGCGAAAAAGGGGCTGGACAGGCTCCGGGAGGCGTAAGCCGAATGGAGAGTATCGCAGCCGCCCTCATTACCGGTGCAATCACGCTGATCGGCGTTTTAATTGCAAACAGCAAAAGCCAAGCCGTGACCGAAACCAAGCTGGAAGAACTGACCAGAGAAGTCCGGGCACACAACAATTTCGCCCAGCGCATCCCCGTGCTGGAAGAGAAGATGAAGGTCGCCGATCACCGAATTGCCGACCTCGAAGAAAAGGAAAGGAACTAATACCATGACCAACAAGATTTCCGCCGGAACCGTCGCCCGCACCGCCGTCCTCGCGCTGGCACTCACCAATCAGATTCTGAGCGCAACTGGCCACTCCCCGCTCCCCATCGAGTCGGAGCAGCTGGAGCAGATCATCACCACCGGCATCACCGTCGTCGCTTCCCTCGTGGCGTGGTGGGAGAACAACTCCTTCACATCTGCCGCCATCCACGCCGATCACGTCCTCAATCAGATGCAGGGCAAGAAGTAAGGAGCAAACCCTATGATTGTGCTAAGCGTATCTCTCGCATCCAATGGCGTTGTTAAAGTGCCGGGCTATGAGCAGCTGGTGCGCTTTGGCTACACCAAAAACCGGGGCGTGTACCGCCTTGCCGTCGCAGCAACCGGCGAGTGGGAAGGTCTGACCATCCGGGCATTTTGGCATGTGCCTGGCGGCAAGGACCCGGCATCCTCGCTGGTGACGGACGGCTATGTGGACGTGCCCGCCAGCGTGACCGCACAGCCCGGCAATGGGTGCATCACTTTTGAGGGCAGCGACGGCACAAAGACCGTGACCAGCGAAGACCTGCGTTACCGGGTCGGCCCCAATTCTGGCACCGAAGACGGCATCCTCCCGGAACCGGGTACCCCGGCATGGGAAGCGTTTGTCAAGGAAGTACACGAATCACTCCACATTGCCACCGATGAAGAGGTCGATGCAATGCTGGACGAAATATTTGACGATTGAGAGGAAACATTATGGCAGACTACGACATCAACCACATTACGAAACTGGGCCACCTCCAGAAGCTCGCTCAGAAGGAAAATCAGAAAGCCAACGCTCTCGCGACCCGCTTGGACGCGCTGGAAAGGGTCGGCGCACAGGCCAACAAGATCGAGAGCATCAAGGTGAACGGCACCGCCCAGACCATTGCATCCGATAAGAGCGTCAACATCACGGTTCCCACCAAGACCAGCCAGCTGGCCAACGACAGCACCTTCCAGACCAGCGCACAGGTGGTGGCTGCTATTAACACCGCCATTTCCAAATCCGGCCACGCATCCTTCCAGAAGGTCGATGCAGTGCCGAAAGTCGATGCCGCACAGGAGAACATCCTGTATCTGGTGATGAACACCACCACCAAGCATTATGACATCTACGCTAAGATCAAGGGTGACGGCGACAGCTACACCATGGAACTGCTGGACGACACTACCGTGGACCTGTCCGGCAAGGTGGATAAGGTGGCAGGCAAGGGTCTGTCTACCAACGACTACACCACCGCAGAAAAGACCAAGCTTGCCGGAATCGCAGAGGGTGCAAACAAGTACGTTCACCCGTCTCATACCGCAGCAACGATCGGTCTGTATAAGATCACCGTGGACGCACTGGGCCACGTCATCGCCGTGACCAAGGTCACCAAAGAGGACATCACCGGCCTGGGCATCCCCGGCACCAACACGACCTATGGCCTTGCATCGACCACCGCAAACGGCCTGATGTCCAAGGAAGATTATGCAAAGCTGAACGGCATGGTGCTTGCGACCGATACCGAGGTTGATGCCATGCTGACCGAGGTGTTCGGGTCTTAACGGAAGGAGCAGCACATGGCAAGTACAAAACTCCCCTCGCTGGAACAGCTGAAACGCTCGTTGTCTGCTTGTCAAGGAAAAATCGCAGAAGTGCTCAGTGCTGTCAGTGATGCTCTCTCCGAGATGGACGAGAAAACAGCGTCAAAAGAAGATCTGGACACACTGACTCAGCAGCTCATGACGGGCGAACTGCTGGTCGTGCTGACGGCATCGGATGGTTCTGTGCTTGTCACCGCAGACAGCAAGGCCCTGACCGCGAATAGAAAGATTGGAGGATAATTTAATGGCAAATATTCCTATTACAAGTCTGCCAACTGCATCTGCACCTAGTGCAAACGACTATCTGATTTTACAAGGTACGAACACCCAGAAAATCAAGTGGTCGGCACTGGTGAACAAGCTTTACCCGGTAGGTTGCATCTATCAGAGTACCAGCTCGACCAGCCCTGCGAGCTTTCTGGGAGGCACATGGGAACGTATTAAGGATAAGTTTATTCTGGCCGCTGGCGATACTTACGCAGCGGGGAAAACGGGCGGCGAGGCAGGACACGCATTGACTGTTGCTGAGATGCCAGCTCATAGACATGAGGGTATCGATATTGATAATCTGTACTGTTTTGGCTGGGAGAACGGAAGCCGCACTGGCGTGAATTTCAAGAAGTTTTATGGAGGAACGTATTGGGGTGATGACGTACAAAATCGGCTTGCATCTGGGTACGCCGGTGGTTCTACTGCCCACAACAACATGCCGCCCTACCTGACCGCTTACATCTGGAAGCGCATCGCCTAACGAAAGGAGCATATAATCGTGAAAATCATTGACATCAACGGCAACCCTATGGAAAACCCCGACCTGTCTTTGGGCTGGCTGGAAGACAAGACACAGACCATCCACCACGATGCTGTGGCGGGCGTGGAGGAGGTCAGCCACTACGAGACCCTTTCCGAGTACCCAAACGGCGGCAAAGACGTGCAGAAGGTGGTGGACGTGCCCGGCGTGGAAGCAAAAGACGCCTGGGACGAAGAAGAGCAGGTGCGGGTGTACCACTTGTACACTGCTGAGGAACTGGCCGCACAGGCTGAAGCCCGCGAAAAAGCTGAACAGCAGGCCAAGCTCCCCTCCACCGCCGAGCGTATTGCTGCATTGGAAGCGGCCATGCTGGACTTGCTGGCTGCACAGGAGGTATAACGGATGATCCAGTTTTATGTAACTCAAATCAAGCTGCATCAGTTTGACGGCGCTTTTACCATTGAGGATGTCCCTGCCCGCTGGCGGGCCCGCGTACAAGCTGCGCTGGACAAGGAGGCGCAGGATGGCTAAGCACATCATGGACGTTTCCCGCTGGCAGGGCCGCATCGACTGGGGCAAGGTCAAGGCAAGCGGCCTTGTCTCCGGCGTGATGCAGAAGACAAGGCGGACGCTGAGGAAATTACACTGTAAGGAGGATATCATGGCAAGCACTACATACGACCATTTTGCCAACCCCGGCAAAATGTACGCCGCACGAGAGCAATTTCGTCACGTCACGAAAATGGTCTGTGGACGTTTTCGCGACCTCACGAAAACATACCATCTCGGTAACGTCACCGTAATGGTGCGTAACGCCGGACAGCTCCCAGAACCGTTCTGGCTCGGTGCTGCCCGTGGCGGCGGCTCGTGTAGTGCTTCCCGCTGCGCTGCAAGGGCTTGACCGACAGCAGATCACCGCCGCCATCAAAAGCGCACCGCTTGGGAGGGTAGATCGTAAGATAGCCTTACTGCGGTATGTTGAGCGGCTCCCGCTGCCGGACATTGCAGCACAGACCCATTACAGCCGGACGGCGATAGGCTACCGGCTGAAAAACATTGAAAAAATTTTCGAGTAAAAAATCCCCTGCTTTGCCGAAGCAAGCCCTGCGTTCCACGCGAGCTGCTTTGTAAGCGAAGCGGGGGATTTTTTGTTTTACAGCAGCTTGTAGTGCTCCGCCAGCAAAAAGCGGACGTATGCCGGGCAGTCCCGGCTTCCTGCACACCAGTTCTGCACCGTGCGCAGCGGGATGCCTGCGCCTTTGGCAAAAGAGGTCTGAGACATTCCGGTGCGGGAGATCAACTCCCGCATTGACAAGTGCGCCAGATCCCAGATGCCTGACAGCCGCTCCTTCTCAGCGTCCAAATCAACGCACCCTCCGGCATCATCCGAGATGCTGAGGGTGACACTGTTGAGGAATACCTCGCGGGAGGTAGCCGGGTCGACTGCCATATTAAAAAGTTCAGCGGGGGTATACATCGTTGACTTCCTTTCTTTCGTGTGGTAGCATAATGGTATGCCTCCACACGAGGTGTCTTTCACTAAAGTCCCCTAGTCGGTGTTCGCGCGCCGTCTGGGGGACTTTTCTTTTACTCCATATCTTCCAGAGCTTCAAGATACTTCGGGTAAAGGTCTTCCACGACGGCCTTTCTCTCAACGTCGTCGAGATTTCCGTTCATGAGTGCCTCGCCCTCTTCATCGGAGAGTTCGATGCTGGTAGTGACCATCGGGTCGCGAGCGTCCAGATGAGAGGTCTTGACGTCGCCATCATCGGTGAGATGCGCGTAGATCATCCAAACGCCGTTGTCGTACTCAATTTCGGTTCCGGTGGTCATAACCTTGATTGCGAACTCGTCAACAGTGAGCTTTTTCATAATTGTTACCTCCATGTGTTTGTGTGTGGTCTTTCACTGTTTTTATTATACACCCATTGAGTGCAAAAGTCGAGACTTTTTCAAAAACATTATACCAATTAAACGTATTTTTTTGCGCATACGCTGCTCTTTTGCAGTGTGGACGCTTTTCTTTTTTGTCCTTCGTTTGACGTTCGTTGTCTTTCGGTTTTTGCCGATGCAGTACACTAGATGCACAAGGAGGGATGTTTTATGAGCTATTATCCGACACCTGGAGCACCTTACGTTCCGCAGCAGCCCGTCAATCCTTACGGCGGCATGGGAACAGTAGGGCTTGCCACTCCCCTGCCGAACACGCAGATGCAGCAAGCACAGCAGCAGCGTCCGCAGCCGATGAATGGGCAGCAGCCTATTCAGCAGTCGGCACAGGATGGCGGTTGGCTGCTGGGTAGACCTGTTTCCAGCAGGGAGGAGTTTTTGGCAATACCGTCTGACCTGTACGGCAGACCTACTTACTGCCCCGACCTTCGGAGCGGCGTGATCTACTGCAAGCGGCTGAACCCGGACACCTGTGAATCCTATGTGCAGGATTTTTACAGCCCGGAAGCGTGGCGGCAGATACAGGCACAACAGGCACAGCAGACCGCTGCACCGACACAGCAGTATGTGCCCATTGAAGAGTATAACGCCCTCGTCCGCAGGCTGGATGACCTGGAAAAATGGCAGAAAAGCTTTTCTAAACCCGCTGCCACAGCGAAGAAAGGAGAATAACGATGTCCTCTCCGTTTGATGTGATTACACACAGCCCCATCATGCAGCTTGCAAATCTGGCTCGCGCCGGACAGAACCCGATGGTGCTTATCCAGCAGTTGAGCGGGCAGAGCGCCCCAATCATGCAGGGTTTGAATCTGATCCAGGGCAAGAACGAAGCACAGCTCCGAACAATGGCGCAGAACCTCGCCAAAGAGCGTGGCATTGACCTGAACCGGCTGGCAAGCGTCCTGAATTTGACGCTTCCGAAGTGAGGAGGCTTTACAATGGATGATTTTGAAAACAGCCATCCCGAAAAAGATTTTGACATCAACAATCTGTGTGGCAATGACAAACTATGGGTTCCTTTGATGCTTGGCTTTATTTTCGGTGCTGCCAGCAAAAAGTGGGATGACCCGGAAGACGAAAAAAGCAATCCTCCAAGCTGATTTGATAATCTCAAAATAAGCATCCCTCGCAAGCGAAACGCTTCTCAGTTTTGCGGACTTGACAAAAACCGCTTTTATCTGGCTTTGCCCATCGCACACGGCGGTGGGATAGCATAACGCAAAACTGAAAGGAGTTTTGTTATGGACGATTTTGCAACTGGCTATCTGGCTGGGCAGGACGGCGGAAATAACGGCGGCGGTTTCTTCGGCAACGAAGGGCTGTGGGCGGTTATCATCCTTGCCATCATCTTCGGCTGGGGCACAAACGGCTACGGTCGGAACGGTGGTGACAACGGCATGAACAGCTACATCCCCTATCTGGTGGGCACCGGTGCGACCGGTCAGGGCGGCGCAGATACTCGTGCGGCTTTGTCGGAGGGCTTCTACCAGCAGGACACTTCCCGTTCTCTGGCTGGCATCCAGAGCGGTATCTGCTCTCTTGGCTATGACCAACTGGCGCAGATGAACGGCGTCAACGCCAATATCGCAAACGGCTTTGCAAGCGTGAACAACGCTATCTGTCAGCTCGGCTACCAGAACGCACAGCTCGTGAACGGTCTGGAACGCAGCGTGTCCAACGGCGACAACGCCATCAGCCTTGCCATCATGCAGGAGGGCAACGCACGGCAGGCGGGTCAGACTGCTATCCAAACGCAGCTTGCATCTTGCTGCTGCGAGAACAAGCAGCTGATCGGCGACCTGAAGTATACCATCGCACAGCAGGACTGCGCTACCCGTCAGGCTATCGCAGACAACGCTCGTGCCATCGTGGACAACTGCAACGCCAACTTCCGCAGCATGATGGACTACTTCACGCAGGATAAGATTGCCACCCTGACCGCTGAGAACCAGAGCCTGAAGTTCGCCGCTTCTCAGGATCGTCAGAATGCGCTTCTGACCACCGTGATGTCCCAGCAGACTGATACCATCCTGAACCGGGTCAATCCTCGCCCGATTCCCGCTTATCAGGTGGCAAATCCCAACGTGGGCGTGAACTGCTGCGGCTGCTGCTAACCTACACACTCCCCGATAACACCGGGTGAACCATCGGGGCAGGGGTAAGACACCTCTGCCCCTGATTTTTTAGGAGGAAAATACTATGGCTTGCAAAACAAGCTGCAAACTCTGCCCGCACTTGGTCATCAGTCAGGCAGTCACGTTTGCCGACGATACTCTGACCATCAACATCCCTGCTGGCGCATACCAGAACGGCGAAAAGTATTGCATTGTCGTTGCTCAGAGCTTGCCGGACACGACCACCATAAACGCCCCTGTGGTCATTACCATAGGTGCAGGTGCGACCGCATACCCTCTGACCGACTGCAACTGCGCTCAGGCAACCGCCGAGAGCATCCAC